ATATAATGGAATTTATGAAGAAGGTAAAAATAGTAAATTAACATATGATATTTATCAAAATTTCATATATAAAGATATTGATAAATTAATTAATAAATTTAAGGATCAAAAGAATAAAAAAGGTGTTCAATATATTTTATCTGATAATAATGGAAACTATGATTATATTAAATATAATTTAAATAATAAAAAAATACATAAATCTACTCCAATTTTAGATAAAAATAATAAAAAATTAAATAAAGTTGAAAGTAAAGATATTAAAGAAGGTGATATTATTATATATGGTAAAAATAATAGAAAAGCTAAGATACAAAAAATAGAAAATATCGATGGTAGTGATATGGCAACATTAGTTTATATGGATAATAATGAAATAGTGGAACAACCAGTTGATATAAATCTATTAAAAAAATTAAATTAAAATGAAAAATATAAAAACATATAAATTATTTATTGAAGGATATGAAGAAATTATGAAAGATATGGATTCTTCTGTTGATATTAAACAAATTGAAAACGCCGAAAAAGAAATTCAAAAGTTAAAAGATAATATAGAGCAAAAAAATGAAGAACTAAAAATAAAACTTCAACAATTGGAAGATTTCCAAGTTGATACATTAACAGATGATAATGTCGAAAAGATTGATAATAAAAAGAAAGAAATAGAAGAAACAATTGAGAAGATAAAGGATGATATAGAGAAACATAAAGAAACAATAGAAGTTTTTAAGAAAAAAATAGAAGATTTAAAATCAAATGAATAATAAGAAAAAGATACAAGAACAACGAATTAGAAACATCAAATCAAAATATTATTCAAGAATAAAAAGTTTATTCAATAAATCTCTAGGAAAAGATGGTGATGTTTTTTCTAAAATTGATGAAATAGATAATTTAATAAAAGAATGTGAGAAAGAAATTAGATTATATAAAAATGAACACCCATCACATATTCAAACATTTGAAAGTTTTACAAAATAATTTTTACAAATGGCATCTAAAATAGACCAAGCATTTATTGATAATTTACAAAACTTTACTAATGCACTAGAAGGTATTGTTGAATTATTAAAAGATCAGGCGGATAAAGGAGATTTGATAAATAAAATGGCTTCTGCTATGGATGGTGATAAAATATCCAAAATGACAGAAGATATTAAAAATATATTAGATGTATCTAAAAAAGTAGATGATAGGACAAAAGAAATATTAAATGAAATTAAAGCAGCCAGAAAACAAAAGGAAACTGGTATGTTTGAAAAAATACAAGATAAAGATAATAAGAAAAAAATTGTTGATGGTGTAGGAGTTATAATGTTAATTGCTGGTGGTGTTTTAGCAATTGGTATGGCTTTTAAAATAATAGGTAATATTGATTTCTTATCCGTAGTTGCATTAAGTGCTGGCATATTAATGATATCACATGCATTTGCTAAAATTGCAGAAATTAAAGAATTAACACCCAAAAAAGTTTTATATACTGGACTTGCTGTTATTGGTATTGCGGCTGCTGTAACGATATCTAGTTATATATTACAAAATTTTAAACCTATGAGTGGATTACAAATGTTCTCATTTGTTATTGTTAGTACTGCATTAGGGGTGGGTGCATATTTTATAATGAAATCATTAAATTCTTTAAAATTAGATAGTCCAAAAGATATAGCAAAAATATTATTATTACCATTGATATTACCTGCTATTGCTGGTGGTATAGTATTATCTAGTTTATTATTAACGTATATGCAACCGGTTAGTTTTATGCAGGCAATATCAGCAATATTTGTCGGTGCTATATTAGCTGTTGGTTCTATTGCTATAATGTTTATAATGAAAGCTACTAAAGGTGTTAATCCATTGCAAATGTTAATGACAACTGCATTAATCCCTTTAATTGCTGGTGGTATTGTATTATCTTCTATTATACTTCAATATTTTGAACCAATAAAGAACCCAATCGATCTTTTAATTGGTTCAGCAGTTATTGGTTTATCATTGTTGGCTTTTACTCCTACCGTATGGATATTAGGTAAATTGCCAATACAAGCAATGTTAATTGGATCATTAGGCGTTATTGTTGTATCAGCAGCTGTTATGATTTCATCATGGGTATTAAGTGTTGGTAATTATAGTAAATATCCAGATTTAAAATGGGCATTAGGAGCAGGTTTAAGTGTATTATTATTTAGTTTACCTATGTTTACATTGGGTATGTTGATGTTAAGTGGTGTTGGTGCAATTGCTTTAGCACTTGGTATAGGTGCAATTGGGATTGTATCCGCTGGTATAGTTTTAGCATCTGAAATATTAAGAAAAGGTAAATATGATGTATATCCTGGTTTAAAATGGGCATCAGGTGCAGGTTTATCATTATTTGCTTTTGGTACAGGTATGGTTATGTTAGGTTTAATACCATTTGCTGGTAAAATATTAAGTAGGGGTAATGAACAAGTACAAATGGTAGCAAATGCCATAAAAGATGTATCTTTTATTTTAGCTGGTGGTAATTATACGGGCGGTCCAACAAAAGAATGGGCAGAAGGTATTGGATTATCATTAAGTGCTTTTGCATATGCAGCGTCAGTATCAATGGAAGGTAAATCATTATTTTCATCTGGTAATTTAAATACTGATAAATTTAGAGAATTTATGGTATCTATTGCTAGTGGTATGATAGATGTTGCAAAAGTTTTAGGAAATTATGATTGGAATGATAAACACCCAAGTAAAGAATGGGCAGAAGGAGTTGCTACATCACTAGTTCCTTTTATAGATGCATATGATTCTATAAGTCAAAGAAAAAGAGCAAAAAATGAATCTTTTGGAATTTTAATGAAAGATATCGCAACATCTATGGTAGAAGTAGCAAATATTTTAAAAGGTGGTGATTTTACAGGTGGTCCTGATGAAAATTGGGCAAATGGTATATCAAAATCATTAAATGCATTTACCGAAAGTATAAGTAATATAGATGACAAAAAGGTTAAAGTTATTAAAAAGTTTTCAGACGCAATTAAAGACTTAGGTGAAAATATAAACAAATTAAATCAAAGAGGTATAGATAAACTTAATAATTTATCAACAAGTGTAAAAATTATATCAGTTATTGATCAAAATAAATTAGATGAAGTATTAGATATATTAGAACAAAGAAAAAAAGAATTATCTAATATTATTGAAAATCAACCAAGAAATATAGTAGATACAACAAAACAAAAAATAGCAGATATAATAAACCCAAAATCAGAATCAGAAGATAATTCTATATTAGAACAAGCTCAAATGAATAAAAAATTTGATATGATATTAGAAAAATTTGATATTCTATTAGAATTAATGACAAAACAAAATGCAGCATCTGATGTTGGATTAGAAGATGATGAACCTACTAAATAATTTTAAACTAAACCCATATTTTTAAATATATAAATAAAAAAAATTCTTATGCTTAAAAAGATAAAATATTTTTATTTATATCTAAAAATTTTAAATATAAATAAAGATAAATTAAAAATAGAACATGATCTATCTATTGATTGGGTATATAGACTTTATAAAACTTATAATCTAACAGAAATAGATATAGAAAACACTAAAAGTTTAGGACCAAAATATTTTAATGATGTTTTAAAAAAAGAAATAAATAGAATAGATAAAACATTTATTGAAATAGGATTAAGTGAATTAATCGGATTAATGGAAGTTATTGAACTTAATGATAATCAAGTAGGAATGGCATTTAGATTTAAATTTTTTAATACTGCTAAATTATTTAAAAGAATAATATGGTTATTGTTATATTTAATTGGTGGATTAATTGGATTTTTATTTTTTTCATATTTGGGAATTGGGATTGGACTTTTATCAATTTTTATAATATACTTAATCACAATAATATTTGTATAAAAAATAATTTAAATATATGATTAAAACAGACCAGTATTACGAACTAGATGATGAAATTATTGATTTTTTTAAAAAAATCGAACAAGAATTTGTGTTTGCGATTGACTTCAATTATACGTTTCAATCCAATAATAAACAGAAAAAATTAATACAAATAAAAAAGATACCAGATAATTATGCGGTTTTATTAAATAGTGAGATATTAGTTACTGTAAATGATACTTTATTTGATAAATTAGATGAAGAAATAAAAACTATTTTATTTGAACAGGAAATAGATAAAATAATTCCAAATTTAGAAAAAGGTACATTTTCAATTACTCAACCTACTTTAAAAACATCAACAGGTATAGTTAAAAAACACACTTATGAAAAAGTCGAAAGAGCAAATGAAGTAGAACGAATGTTAATCAAAGGATCAGATAAGGAAGAATAAAAATTTTTAAAAAATAATTTAAAATATGATCAAAAAACAAATTGAGCAAAAATTAAGAAATTATTCACTAGTTAAGATATAACATTAATAATTGCTATAATGGCTTTGGGTATTAGTATATGGTCGCTATCCATATCATATAGTGTTAAAAAAGAATTAAATTGGTTAAATAATAAACAAGATTATGTTATAGAAGGTTTAATGTTTAAAGATTTTAATATGGATAAAAAAAATAATGATTAAATATGAGTGAAGATAAAAAATTTAAAGAAGTATTAGATAAAGCTAAAGAATTAGAAAATATAGACTTTAAAAAAGTTAAAGATTTTAATTATGATGAATATTATAAAACAATTGAAGAAATAGCTAAGAAAAATAATACATTTAAAAATGAGGAAGCTGAAAATTTAATAAAAAATGACAATGGTGTATTATTAAATATTGACTTTTATAATGAATTAAATAAAAAGAAAGAAACCATTTTAAATTTAATTAGAAAGTATGATCCAAATACAGATATTATTAAAAATATGTCTGAACATGATGTGGATAAAGTATATGCGATATCTAATTATTTAGTTAATTCATATATTCAATATTTAAATGAAATGACATTTAATTTTGAATTAAAAGTAGAAGAATTAAAATTTTTAAATAAAATTTTAACAAATGTTATTGAATACAATGGTGATGATGTATTTAATTATGTTGAATTATATGAAAATTTTTGGCAACATGTTATGACTGAATATGAGTCTGATAAATCAAAAGATGTTTATGTTTTTAAAGTAAGTATTAAAAAAATATTAATTTTACATCATTTGATAAAGAATTATAAAGTTAGAGGAATAACAAATGAATTTAAATATTTTAGAAATATTTTATATAAAATTGCACAAACAAATAAGTTATTTAATGCCTACAATATCATTGTAGAAAGAGTTAAAGATGATTGTAAATTATGGGGTATTGCTTTAGATGAAGTTCTTTCAAATAAACAGAAAGATAATAAAGTAGAAGATATAAAAGAAATAACAGATACAAAACAAGAAAAAAAGGAAGTTTAAAACTTCCTTTTTCTTTTAATACAAAATTATTGTGATGATTTATATGTTTCTCCTAATACATAAGCACCAACAAACGGTGTTAATGCACCGAAGTATGTTGATAAATCTATTAAAGGTAAAGGTTTTAATATTGAAAAAACACCAACAATAGTCCATAATAATATAACTATATATGTTAATATTTCTCTTTTTGATGAATTTCCTGATTTGAATACTGTTGTTTTATTAGATTTTCTAGCAGATTCTCCCCATACATAAGCAATAATAAAACCAGTTAATGATATAAAATATACTGACAATGTTTTAAAATCATTTACACCATTAGTATTAAAATACATTAATGATGCAAAAAATATCCATAAAAATATAACTATAAAACCAAAAGTAATCTTTTTGAATTTATTGGTATTGGTAAATTCATTTATGATTTTAATTTTTTTAAAATATATTTAACATCATATTCTTTAACTTCATGTTCATTTGTATCCTTATTTATAATATCTAATAATACTAAATTACCCTTTAACCCAATTATTTGACCTGTTATACCATCAATTTCAATGAATTTACTTGATCTTAAAATATCATAAGGGTTTCTCATAGATTTATTAGGTAAATTATTAAACATTGGTTTATTTTTATCATCCTTTGTTCCTTTTATATGATCATCATTAAAATCATTTAAATTTAAAATATCTTTATTATTTTTTGATTCATTTAAGAAATCATTAAATTTTTTAATCATTTTTGTATTATTCTTTTTTAGATAATTCATCATAAATGGAATTGATTAAATTATTAATAGATTTATCAGATATATTTGTAGTAAAATTAACTAATGATTTAATTAAATTTATAATTTTATTTATATCTTTTGTATCCAAATAATAATTGTATATATTTGTATCTTTCCATATATAACTTTTATTATTCTTTATATTATAAAGACTAAAAGATATTAATTGTTGTCTATGACCTGTATATATATCAAATGAAAAATGAACATTATATCCATCTTCTTTTACATTTATTATTGGTTTTACTATTATTTCAGCATCTATTTCTTGAATACCTGATGATGTTTTATAATAAACCTTAATATCTTTATCAGGTAAAATATCATCAATGACTTCAACTATTCTTTTTTGGTATTCATTTTCACCTTTTTTGAAATCAATGGGTTCATGTATATTTTTTTCATTTAAGAAATCATTAAATTTTTTAATCATTTTAGTTATTTTTATTTTTTAGTCTTCTGTATTATTATCATCATCAGATACTAAAGTCATTTTACCACTAGGTGCAACATCTATTATTCTACCATCTTTTAATTCATATCTATTAAAAAAATCATTAGGTGATTCTATTTGTTTTGCTCCCTCTACTTCTTCTTCTGTTAATTGATCAGAAATATCAACTGATTCATTTATTTTAGATGATTTTTTAGCTTTCTTAATAATACCTTTTTTTAAACCTTCTGGTAATTTTCTTTGTTTTGGTGTTAAATATTTTTCTTCATCACTTTTATTAATATCATTCTTTTTATCTTTTTTATCATCTTTCTTATCATCGTCGCAGTCATTGCATTCTTCTTTATCTTTTTTATCATTTAATTTTTTACCGGATTTTTTCATTTTTTTAATAATTCCTTTCTTTAATCCTTCTGGTAATTTTCTTTGTTTTGGGGTTAGATATAATTCTTCATCATTCTTAGATTCATATAAAAAAGAATCATCATAATCAATACCTAATATATTAAATATATCTTCATATACACTAGCTAATCCATTCCTTTCTACAAAATATATCAATTTTTGTTCCCATGTTGTAGCTTCTAATAAATTATTATCTTCTGCAAATGATTTAATATCACTTTTTACACTTTCTGATTCTTCTCCTTCAATAATTGAGATTATGTCATTAGTATATCCATAAATATCCATATCATCTAAGATTTCGGTTATTTCATTAATTTGCCATTTTTTTAATTTTTTATTTGATTCAAATAATTTTTTATCTTTTGATTCGTATACTGTTTCATTGAATGCGTTTTCTATCATATCTTCAGTTGCTCCAATAAAAGATAATGCTTCTTTTTTATCACTATCTGACATCTTTCTAAATGTTACAAGAACATCATTTGTTTCTTCTAAATCATATTTAGACATTAATTTATATAATTTATCAAATCCGTCCTTATTAATATCATAGTTTTCTGGACTTTCATGTAAATCAATAAATAATTCTTCCATTTCACCAATAGGTTTATCTATTTCAAATTCAGGTTTTTTAGATTCGTTTATTGATTCTTTTAAGTTACTCCTTTTTTTAAAATCGGTAAATCTAGATAATTTCTTAATATTAGATGGTTGTGTGGATGCAGCAGCAATTGATTTATTATTAGCATCATTTTTGGAGAAATGTTCCCATGTATCTATTTCTCTTTTACTACTAAATGGATTATCCATATAATAAGCATTAGGCATTTTATTCTCTTTATATTTACTTGTGGTTCTTACTTTATGTTCTATATCACCACCTTCACTATCAATTGTTCTCTTCAAATTTTGAAGTTGCTTTTTAGTTCTATCTCTTAATAGAGATTCATCTATTTTATTATTTCTTTTCATTTTTTCTTTTTATTTTTTAATTATATATAAAAATCTAATATTAATATTTAATATATATTAAAAAATATAATTAATAATTATGAAAAAAATTAAGTCTTTTAAAAATTTTATAAAAGAAAATTTAGAGTTAGCTGAACCAAAAGTTAAACCAACTACAAAACCTACAACTAAACCAACTACAAAACCAGGTAGACCATCTCCATTTAGAAGAGATAAACCATCTGTTATACCAAAACCAAAAGCTACTGATAAACAAGTTGCTGATAAATTTCTTAAATTAACAAAAGGAAACAAAGAAATTGAAAATTACTTAATGAAAAAATATTCTAAAAATATTACCGAAAAATTTATGGGTAGTAAAGGAAATGAAAGAATATCTATTGATTTAAGAGGACCAGAAGGCAATGCTTATGCGATATTAGGATTAGTGAATAGATTATGTAAACAATTAAAAGATGTTGATCCTGAAAAATATGATAGTGAAAGAATAACAAATGAAATGATGTCAGGGGATTATAAAAATCTTGTAAATACATTTGAAGAATATTTTGGAGATTATGTTGATATATATAATTCAGATGTTCTTGATGAATATTAAAAATAATATAAAAAATAAAATAAAATAATGAAATTAAAAAAGTATAAAGAAATATTTGAAGAAGCAGATATTAAAGATGCTCTAGATGATGAATATTTAAAAAATGTTGAAAGAAAAGCTCGTCAACAATACGGTTATGGTCCATCTCGTCAAGAAATGATGGAAGCAATGGATTTAATAAATAAAATATCAAGAATTCAAAGAGGACATGAGAAAGAATTAGAAGAAATTGGAATAAATGTACTTAAAAAACATTATCCTATTTTAAATGATATTGAATTAGATGTTAAAATAGTTAATCCTGATGATGAAGAAAAAATGGAAATGGCTCAAAAAATGATGGATGATGATCAAGAAGAAATGAATTTTGATGGAAATGAAGATTATGGACCAGATGCACCACAAGATGAAATAAATAAAAGAAAAATTATTAATAATTTAATGCAAGGTGAATCACAAAATGTACATCCAATGCTTTTTGATTGTAAAGAAGAAGTAGATAAAATTAGTACTGAACTTATTAATCTTCATATGAGACATCTTGAAATTAATAAGAAATTTGATTGGTTTGATCAAGTATCATTAGAAGAAATGATGGAACAAGCACCACAAATGGTAAATGCAATGGAAACTGATTATGAAGAAGATGAAGAAACAGGTGATACAAAACCAAAAATTAAAGCAAGAGTACTAGATTTAGTAATGCTAATACATGAAGTAGTTAAAGGTATATATGAACTTATTGCCGCAAAGGCAATACCAGAAGATTCAGTTATGGCTAATAAAATATTATCAAAAACTGATAGTTTAAAAGATGAGCAACAAGATATTCGTTATGGACCATATATTGCAGCCGATTTAAGAAATTATTTAAACGAACATTTTGAAAAAATAATGATTGGTTATCAAGGAGATAATGTAAAGGAATTAATTTATGGTGAATTGGTTATGTTGCCGGCATCAGAATTTATTGACGTTATTAAAGGAATGTTAAGTAATGATACAACTGTTACATTAAGAAAAATTAAAAAAATAGTTGACGATGTTGTTAATGAAATAGATAATTATTATAAGAAATCAACAATGTCTGAATTTGAATATGAAGATGATGAAGATATTTTAGATTTACCAGTTAAAGAAGAACCTAAAAAAGAATTAACTGATAAAGATTATAAGAATATGGGACAAAATGAATTAAATTACCAATTAAATTTAGCTATAGACAATGGAGATTTTGAGTTAGCTAAAAAAATATCAGAATTTATAAAAGATTAAAAATAATAAAATATTATGAAACATGTAAAATCTTTTGATAATTTTAATAATGAATGGATTATAGAAGAAAGTGAAACTGAAATAATAACACTTTCATTAAATGAAAGTATTGATCAGGTTAAAAAAGTTGATGATGGTATAATATATAGAGGAGAAAAATTTACAGGTTATAATAAACCTAAAAAATATACAGGTAAAGGAAAATTTAAAAAAAGAGTTTTGGCTAAAGAAGGTGATAAAATTAAAATCCTAAACTATGGACATAAAGATTATGAAGATTATACAACACATAAAGATAAAGATAGAAGAAAAAATTTTAGAGCAAGACATAATTGTGATCCAGTTAGTAACTTATCGAAATTAACAAAAAGATATTGGGCTTGTCAAGATTTATGGTAAAAACAAAAACCACTTAAATATTAAGTGGTTTTTAATAAAATAAAAATTATTTAAAAGGAATTTCATTTTTTAAAATATCTTCTATATTTTGATCATATCTTATTCTTATAAGTTTAATATTATTATTTTGACAGTATTCTGTTTTAATTTGGTCTCTTAATTGTCTAGTCATTAAATTTTTTTTATTTTTTTCAAATCTATATTTCTTAAAATGTTGCTCACCGTCATATTCGACACATATATTATAATTTGGTAAATAAAAATCAAATTTTAATTTTCTTTTATATTCACATCCTTCAAACATTTTTTGTGATTCATATAGAATATTATTTTTTTCAAAAAATGATTTAATTATCTTTTCATTTTTACTTAATTTACATTTTGGGCAACCAGAACCATTCATATGATTTTGCGCATTTTGTTCAAATTCACCATGTTCATCACAAATTATTTTAATTTTTGATGTTAAATTTATTAAATTTACTAAAGAATAATCATATTTAAAATCGTGTTTTAAATTACATCTGTTAATATATTCATCTCTTATAATTTTATTATTTTTAGCACATTTTGGACATCCAGAACCATTAATATGATCAATTGGATTTTGTTCAAATATACCATGCTCTTTACAAATAATTCTAATTTTTGTTTTTGCATTTATATAATTTACCAAAGAATAGTCATATTTAAAATTATGTGTAATATTAGACTTTTTAATAATATAATCATTATCTCTTTTTAATGTTTTAGAACATAAATAACAACCATGACCACTTAAATGATCATCTGGTCTTTGTTCAAATACACCATGTTTATGACAAATAATTTTAATTTTTGTTTTATTATTAATATAATTCATTAAAGAATAGTCATATAAATTATTATGAACCTTATTAAAATCATTAATAACCTGCTCTTTTGTTTTTCTTTTATTTGACATAATAATTATATATAAAAAATCCCTCTTTTTAAGAGGGATTTTTGAGCAAAGACACCGGAATCGAACCGAACCCTATTTACTGGAAGTAAATCATGCTACCGCTACACCATTCTTGCATTTTGTATATTACATATATTATATATCAGTTAAAAAGTTTAATTTTTTTTCAATATTTTCATTATATTTTATCCTTATTAATTTAATATTATTATTTATACAATATTCATTTTTTATTTGATCTCTTTTTAATCTATTTTCAAAATCATCTTTTTTATCAAAAAATTCATTTATTATAAAATGCTGTTTACCATCATACTCTATACAAATATTATAATCAGGTAAATAAAAATCAAATTTTAAATTTCTTTTATATTTACAACCTTTAAAATATTTTTGATAATCATATTTTATACTATTATATTCTAGAAATTTTCTTATTTCTTTTTCTCCTTTTGATTCATTACAAATAGGACAACCTTGTCCTAATAAGTGTTTGGCAGGTGTTTGTTTAAACATACCGTGTTTAGGGCATATTATTTTTACTTTTTTTATATTATTTATATAATTAACTTGACTATAATTATAATAATTATTATGAATAATATTAAATCTTAATATAACATCTGATTGTTCTGAAGTCCTGTTTTCATTATAACAAATAGGACAACCATTTTTCTTAATTATATGATTCTGTGGTGTTTGTTTAAATATACCGTGTTTAGGGCATATTATTTTTACATTTGTATGTGCATTTTTATAATCTACTAATGAATAGTCATAAAAATTATTATGTATTATATTTGATTTTAATTTAAATGTTATGTTGGTATATTTTTTATTTTTACTACAATATGGACATCCACTGCCCATTAAATGATGATCTGGTCTTTGTTCAAAAACATTATGTTCTTTGCATATTATTTTAACTTTAATTTTAGAATTTTTATAATCTACTAATGAATAATCATATCTATCACCATGTATTTTATTAAATTGATTGATAATTTTTTCATTACTTTTCATTAAAACAAATTTTCATTTTATTTATATATTTATTTCAAACAATCATAATATAGTTTAATATAAAATAAAAAATAATTAATATTTAAATGTTAATAGATTATGAATATAGGCAAAAGAAGTTAATTGTAAGTTACATTGATGATAATGGTAATATAAAGTTAAAATATTATCCTTGGAATAATCCCACTAAATTTATAATATGTGATGATAATGACAGTGATAAATCAGGTAAATATGTTACTTGGGATGGTAAATCTATAAAAGAAATATACACACAACACCCGAATAGATATTCGGTTTATGATTTTTTGGATAAATTACCAGAAGAAGAGAAAAAATTATTGTTCGAATATAAAGAACCTAATATATTCTTTATAGATATAGAGAACGAAATAATTGATAAAAAACCACAACCTCATTTGGCTGAATCTGCTATTCAATCAATATCTATTGTTAATAAAGATAAAGTTTTAGTTTTAGGTACTAAGAAATTAAATAAATCGGAAATAGATTCAATTAAAAGTGGTATAAATAACCATTTCGATAAATTAAAAACAAATTATGATTTTATGTATCGTTATTATAATAGTGAGTATGACATGTTACTTAACTATTTTAAGTTAATGGTACCAAAAATGTCAGTATTAACGGGATGGAATTTTGTGAATTATGACTGGGTTTTTTTGGTGAATAGAGCAAGGAAATTAGGTATTGATCCTAGTATTTCTTCATTTACTGGTAATTTAAGATCATCTTGGATGCAGAATGATCATTCTGAAATACCTGCACACCGTGTCATAATTGATTATATGGAATTATATGCAAAATGGGATACGTCAATAAAAGTTAAAGAATCACAAGGGTTAGATTTTGTTTCTGATAATGTACTTGGTGTTAAAAAGATTAATTATGAAGGTAATCTTAAATATTTATATGAAAGTGATTATCAAAAATTCATATTGTATAATGCTATTGACTCAGCACTAGTTCAGCAGATACACTTAAAGATGAAATATATTGATATTTTATATGGTATTGCAACATTATCAAAAATTAGAGTTATTGATGCATTTACTACATTAACAGTAACAGAAGGTATATTAAGAGAGAAAATGAGATTTGAAAAGAATGTAGTATTTGTTAAAGATGATACAAAGAAAGATGATACTATTGATGACGATATGAATGTTAAAGGAGGTTGGGTTAAAGATCCGATAGTTGGAATGAATAGTTGGACTATTTGTTTTGATTTTGCATCTCTATATCCTACAACTATGCAAGAATTTAATATATCTGCTGATTCTTATATTGGTAAAGTTATAAAAGATAGAGGTAAAAGTATAAGTGACATGATAGATAAATTGCAATCTGGTGGAGATGTATATTCGGTATTTAATGGACATAAAATAAAATTAGATAAAAACTCAATTATAACATTAAATGGTGCTGTTTTTAGGAATGAAGATGGTGTAGTTAAAAAAGTTATGGGTAATATTTACAAAGAAAGAAAAAAATATAAGAAAATGATGATGTCTGCAAATGAAGAATTGAAAGATTTGCAAAATGAATTAGAAAGATTAGAAAAAGAATTAAATTAAGTGATTTTATATCCCTTTATTTTTTCTTATACATACCATAATTGGAGTTAGCTTTTGTTTCGTTGTCTTTACCTTTTCTTTTTTTAACTTCTTCTGATTTTAATCTATCAACTCTGTTTCTATTTTCGTGATTATATTTACTTCTTTTGCCTGATATTTTTCTATCTTTTTTCGATGTAATATATTCATTATCATCTATACTAGTTCCATCGGGTGCAAAACTTTTAATACTATTTTTATTTTCTTTATTTGTGTTTATTATATTTTTTCTTGCATCTTCTTGTATCTCTTTAGAGTTTTCAACATTAAATCCAACAACATCATCTCCATTTTCTTGTTTTGGTGATACAATTGTAGTATCATCATGTTCTACTTCATTTGTTATTATATCTCTTTCTAATGTATCTATTTTATTATTATCATTAAAATATACATTATCAGATACAAAAATATTTGGATTTTGTAAAAATTTTAGAATATGTTGATCTAATTCACTTTTAACAATAGGTGTACCTGAATTGCCCACCATTGATGTTGGTTTAACAAGAATATTTAAAAATTCTTTAAACCATTCTATTATAAAATGATCACCCAGTACTGCTCTTTGGTTTGCTTTTTCTGTACCTATATTAATTTTTCTTTTATTATCTTTTAATTCTATGTTTATATTGTCGTTATTCATTACTATTCTATTTAAAAGATGATCTATTATAAAATTATCTTTGTCTTGATATACTTGTGTTTTATGACTAAATAGTAAAGAATAAAAACTAACATAATCTTCATCAGATAAACTATCTAATTTATCTTGTAAATTTATATTATACATATCTGTATATATGTAGTATGGTGAATATATATCACCATTATCAAATTTTATACTAACTGTTTTTCCAATAGGTGGAATTGAATATGAACATCCGTATGGTATAATCTGTGGTGATGACCAGGGTATATGAGATGTTGGTATATTATCAAATACACCAATAATTCTTACTTTAACTCTTCCCTTTCTTCTAGGATCTATATTATCTTCTACTATTCCACTAAATATACCATCTTTATAATTCATAAAAATTAATTATTTTCGTCATAAACATTACCATCAGGGTATTTTCTATTATATTTATTATCTTCTTTCTTGTTTGTATTTGGAAATTTTTGGTTATAAGTTCCGTCTTCTTGTAAGTCACCTTCTGGGAATTTTTGATTGTATTGGCCATCTTCATGAACATCTCCTTCTGGGAACTTTTGATTATACTGCCCATCTTCATGAACATCTCCTTCTGGAAATTTTTGATTGTACTGCCCATCTTCATGAACATCTCCTTCTGGAAATTTTTGATTGTATTGACCATCTTCATGAACATCACCATCAGGATATTTTTGGTTATAAATTCCGTCTTCATGGACATCACCATTAGGGAACTTTTGATTGTACTGCCCATCTTCATGAACATCTCCTTCTGGAAACTTTTGATTGTACTGCCCATCTTCATGAATATCACCATCAGGAAATTTCTGATTATATTGAGCATCATTTTGATCTATGTCATCACCGATATTTAAGATATCATCATTTTCAATATCTCTATTTCTTGTTCTTCCTTCTTCGTCATATGCATTTGTATAATTATCTCTCCATTGGTTTCTACTCTTTATAGGATCAACATTATTATTTTTATTCTTTTTATTTCCTTTTATATCATCTAATTTTTTATCAATAAAATCACTAACAAATTTATCAACCATTCTAACTTTATCACCAGCTTTATCATAATAAACATTAACATCAGTTAGTGTTACTCCTACCTTTTCATTTAACCAATTTTGTGCTTTATCTGCTAGTTCAGTAACTTCATTTTTTAATTTATTAACAATGACACCTCTTATTTGTCTTGTTTCGTTTCTTAAATATGATAATAATTTACTTTTCTTAGTATTATCTTGTTCACCAATGGGTGATACAACACCGGGTATTGTATCATCAAAATATTCAAAATATATATCATGCTCTGGTAATCTCTTTCTAAAATCTAGTATATCAGAATTTCCTATAATGTGATCCCTCATCATTACTTTACTATATGACTTAAAATTTATTTTAAAGTTACTTTTAGATATATTTGGTTTTTGAGCATTATATCCACCTCTAATAATTTCACTTTCAAAATTTTTAGATTCAAAAAAATCAAATTGACAGTCATGTAAAATGTATATCATTTTAGACGGAATGCTATTCATCATATTATCATCAGTTTTCATATTTCTATAATCGCTTATTATTAATGACATATCAAATCTTAAAAGATTTTCGGGTATCAATACTCTATGTGTATCATAAGAATAAACTAAATTATTATATAATTCTGTCAAATATTGTGTACTCATAACAACATCTTCTGATATTGTAAATATTATTTTATCTTCTGGATAATTTATTATTTTTTTAGTTAATACATCTAATCCTGATATTGACTCTATATAATGTTCTTTATAACTTTTATCTTTATTTATTTCTGGAAGATTAGATGGAAATATTTTTTCAACTTCTAATTTAAATTTATAATATAAATCTAATCTATTATCATTACCTATTTCTGGTATATTAGAAGAATATTCATTAATGAAATTTTCTATATTTTTAATATTATTATTAGTTGTAAATAATGGAGAATTATCATAATCAATTTTAATATCAAAAACTAAATATGTTGGATCTTGAAATTGGTCAACACTATTTTTATTAAATCCTATTGTTATGTATGTGTTTAAATTTTGTTTAAACACATCACTTTGATTATCAAACATACCAAATCTATTAGTACCAGCATATTTATTTTCATTACCACTTATTTTTTTAACTAATTTTTTATTTTGTAAACCTGGTCCAAAATGTTCACCTGACTTACTAACATATTCACCATAACCATCAACATATCCTAAATTTTCTTTAGATTTAGTATCTGATGTATTGTCTAATAGATTAGAATCTTGTACATTTTTATTTTGTTGACTACTTTGTTTAGCCTCTTTTCTTAACTGTTTATTAATTTGTCTATTTGACATTGGTGCTCCTGGTTTGGCCATTAATTTTAATTATTTTTATAATTATATATAATTATTCTAGTTATTAAAATCATCATCATTAAATCCTAATTCTCTCTTAACTAATGTAACTTCTTGTGAAAACCCACTAATTTTATTAAATGTGTAGTTTATTGCAGTAATTAACCATTCACCTGATAATCTTTTATTTATTCTATTTTCATCATAATTTTCACCATTGTAATTTTCTACTTTTTCTGGTGTTGGTTTAATTGGTTTATCATCTGTTATTGATATATCATCCATTTTATAAAATTTAAGTTGTATTTTTTGAAATCTATATAAATTAAAATTCATAAGATTTATTACAACTTTTACTTTTATTTTCTGTAATGCATTTAAATTTTTAATATTTTGTTGTTTGGCATAAAGATAATTAGAATGAACATTATCAGTATCAATTTTACCTAAATTCATATAATCAATAGAATTTTCCATTAATTCTGATATTTCACCGACTTTACCTTTTAATACTACCTGATCATTATTCTTACCTGTTGTGGTTATAGTATCCATTAACAATTTATATATTACATTATCATTTTTATCATTGTATATTAATATAGATTTATATCCTATATCTAAATTAACTCTAGTTGAACTATTTATAATATTAAATTTATTAATATAATTATTTGAGTTTAACTTATCTGGGTGATTTGTTAATATTAAATCCATTTCTGTTTCTTCTGAATCATTATTTAGATTTGTTGTTAAATTGGAAGAAAATAAAATACCAGTTTGATCAGATATATCTTCATTTAATGCTGACTCAATATCCACATAATTTAAATTATAATAGAAATCAATATATGCATACATAAATGTAGAATCGTTTAAATATGAATGACTTACGACATTTTGTATAAATTTTAAATTTGTATTACCAGTATTAATCCATATCATACCATCATTCGTGTTATCTATATTAGTTGCGAATCCTAGTTCTGAATCAGTTGCTATTTTTTTTAAAACTTCAAAACTAGTATTTGGATAAGACGAGAATGAATTAAAATATAAATTATTAACATTCAGTATACCAACAATAGAATAAATTAGATCATTCTTTTCATTTTCTTTATTCTTTATAATATTAAAATCTAATATTTTAAAATCCATTCTAATCGGCATTAATATTTCACTATTGGATTGTATAAATAAACTTAATATCTCATTGTCAACTGGAAAAAGAACATCAAATAATCTATTAGTTGGATCTCTAAATTGTACTTCTATTTTAGGCAAAAATTGATTATTATACAGTATTGTTTGTATCATGTTATTAATTTCTATAACCGTATCTCCAATTTGTAGATATGGATATTTCCCAATTTGTTCAACATAATACTTAATATCATCATCATTTGTATCACCTTCATAATCAATAACTAAATCTCTTAATATTATAGAAGGTCTTTGTATAACTTTAATCATTTATCTAAATTTATTTATTAATTTAATTTTTTTAGAATCAAAATTAACATCTATTTGTTTTAAATTATCTGGTTTTATAGTAGGTGGTGATCCTAGTCTATTCGGATCTTTTTTAGTAGTTTTATTTTTATTCATATTAAGAATTCTATCTTTTTGTTCATTTGTATCTGGATCTTTATCATATAAAAAATCAAAATCACTTTTATTAGGTGGATAATAAATTATATCACCTGACTTTATTGTAAATGGATTAATAATATTATTTATAACCATTAATTCTTCTATATAATTTGTACTACCATATAGGAACATAGATATGAGATCTAATCTACCTGAATATTCATCAGTGACTACAAAATAATTAATATTTACATCATCTGACATCTTTATTGTCTTTTGAAATATGTCATAAAAATTGTTATTCATTTTTAATTTATTTAAAGAATAAAATTCCATATTAATTATTTTATTTTATTATAACTTCTTTTATATTGAATACCAAGTGAATCTAAAATTTCATTTTTTCCCATGTTTCTACCTTGTGATATATCAATACTAGCAGTTATATATTTTGGAATATCATTATATTGCATATCTCCATTTAATTTAACTGTAATGTTATCAACTTTTATATTATTTAAAGATAATAATGGGGCATATGGGTTTCCTATTGTTAAATGCCATGGTGTTGCTGCTTCACCAGTTAACATTGCAATAGAACCTCTTAATGGCCATACATATTTACCAACAGTAGATGCCAATATATTTTTTACTAAACTACCATGTAACACTTTATTTAATATAGATGTTTGTTTTTCTACAGATTCTAATCTTTTTTTATCATCTCCTGTATATGATTCACTTCTTTCTTTTTCATCTTCTTCTCTTTTTTTCTCTTCTGCTTCTATAACTTCTTTAGATTTAGGACTAGGTTTTAATTGTCTATTAACTGCACCAAGAAATGAATTAAAAACTTCTTTAATTAAATCAATCCAAGCAGATACATCTGTTGAATTATTATTAGCACTTCTTAATTTATTTAAAATACTTGAATTTAAATTTCCGATATATCTAATATCTGATGTACCCATAGTTAATAAATTTCTAATTATATTATATGTAGATGCAGTCATATCTACCCCACCAATATATTTTTGTTCATATACAGTTTCAAAACTAATGTTAAATTTAGATGTATGTCCTACATCTTCAGTTGATCTGGTTAATGATTCTCTTAATACATTAGGATCACCAAATGGTACTTTTGTATCAGGACTTACTAAACCAATTGTTTTAAGTATTCCAAATAATGATCCAGCTAACCATCCTGGCACAGGTGCCATTGAATCTAACCCAATTCCAAACTCTTTAGACATCATTTGATTTATTAATAAGTGTAACATTTCATCTTTATTTTGAGTTCTCCAATTTTCATTAAATGAAAAATTTAATATCTCATCTGAATCTGATTTTACCCACCCTACAATAACTGATACAGGTTCTACATTCATTTTAGATAAATCCTTTCTAACAACTGCCCCTTCAGGAAATCTTCTAAGTATTATTAATCTATTTAATGGGTAAACACCAATATCTCTTAAATAAGAAAAATCAGTAGGTTTTAATTTTAAACTTTTTGACATATTGCTATCACTACCTTCTCCGTTAAAATCCTTTAATAATTGAATATATGGATTTCTGCTAGTTGCATCATATGGAGCATTTACGCTAGAACTAATATAATTTTTAACATCACCTTGTGTTATAATATAATTATTTATACCGAATGTGTCATCTTCATTTTGGTTATATCTAACATCAGTGGATTGTATTTCTCCATATTCATTAGATATATAGTTTTCCATTTCAAATAAAAACTTCATTTCATCAAACATTATAAAAATGATTAATTTTTTAATAGTGTGTAAATATAAATGTATATATAAAAATAATTTTAATAACTTTTTAATATTTGAGATGCGTCAAATATATTCATGTTTGATAGAATAGATTGATATATATCTTCATCATTTTTAAATTCATCAAAAAATATTAATATGTTAAATTTTATATTTGAATCTAATACTTTTTTTATTTTAAAAATATCATTAACATCTAATTTTTTATTACTAAAATTGGGTATGTAATAAATATCTCTATTTTTAGAAAAAGATTGCACTATTTTATTATATATTAATAAATTAAAATAGCTTTTATAAATATCATAATTATTATGGATGTCGTATTCTTCTAATTGTTGTTTTATATCAATGATAACCTTATTTCTAATCTTATTAACTTTAACATATTTATCAAACTTTTTTTTACTTTTTGTAAACACTAAATAAAAATTCATATTATTAAATTATATTTTTATTATATATTGAATAGTAATAGTTCAGAATATATATTTTAAAATAAATTTAACTATAAATTAAACTTTTTATAGTATTTATAATAAAATTATAAAAATATAAAGATAATATCTTAAAAAATTAATAGATTATGCATGGCAAAGAAAAAATCAAATTCAAAAACGTTCTCGATATCACAATTATCAGGTTTAATAGATAAAATATCAGATGAAACAGAAATAATTGTACAAGGTAATGAAGATTCTGGTTTTATTGATACTGGTGTTTATATTTTAAATGCTCTTTTTTCAAAAAGTATTTTAAATGGTGGTATTCCAGATGACAGAATAACAATATTTGCAGGTGAACCAAATACAGGTAAATCATATTTATTGTATAATATTGCTAGAAATGCTCAAAAAAGAGGAGACTTTATAGTATTTATTGACACTGAACATTCTGTTAGTAAATCTACATTACAATCATTCGGTATTGATTCAAGTCCTGAAAAATTAAAACTTATATCTTCTAATAAAGTTGAAGATTTAAAAATATTCCTAACCAAATTTCTAGATGGTCTTAAACAAGAGAAAAAATCAGGATCAGAAATTCCTAAAATTATAATTTTATTAGATAGTATAGGTCAATTAGCATCAGAAAAAGAAATTGAAGATGCTAAAGAAGGTAAAAACAAAGCTGATATGACAAGAGCTAAAGCTATTAAACAATTGTTCAGAATTATTAACTCTGATTTAGGATATTTAGGAATTCCAATGGTAGCAACAAACCATACTTATCAAGATACTAGTTCATTTTTCCCTGTTCCAGTTATGGCAGGTGGAAAAGGAGCAGAATATTCAGCATCTACTATTATATTTTTAAGTACTGCTAAATTAAAAACTGGCAGAGAAGATGACTTAGATTTAAGTTCAACTGGTGTATTGGTTACAGCACAAGCAAAGAAAAACAGACTAGCTAAACCTAAGAAAGTTAAATTTGAAATTGATCATAGTTATGGTACAAATCCATATAAAGGATTAGAATTTTTCTTTACTCCACAAAATTTTGAAAATTTAGGTGTAGCAAAAGGAAAATTAAACGATAAGGGTGAGTTTGAACCAGGTGGAACAAGATGGTATATTAAACATTTAAATAAATCGGTTTTTGAAAAACAATTATTTACATCAGAAGTTTTTACGAAAGAATTATTAGAAAAATTAGAACCAATAATTTATAAATATTTTGATTACTCATCATTTGAAGAACAAGAATTATTTTTATCTAAAATGGACGAGCATGGAGAAGATTTAGATGCAGATTTTGATGATATTGATAATGATGATTTATTTTAATAAAATTTTAAAAATTAAAAAATGGGAGCTAATACAAATTTAGAAAAATTATTTTTTGCCAAGATCTTAGAAGAACCTAATCAATTTTATAAAGTAGAATCAAAATACTTTGAAAATGAATTGATTAGGTTTGTATATGATGTTATTAGAGAATATTATATAAATTCAAAAGATAAAATTGTACCTAGTCCAAAACAAGTTTGGTCTATGGTAAGTTTACAAGATGATAAAAAATTAGTTTCAAAAGAAGCTTTAAAATCATTGTTTACAGAAACAACACAAGATATAACTGATGAATGGTTAGATAGATCATTTAAAGCATGGAAATCATCAAAATATACAAGAGATAAAATTTATGAATCCATTGATATTATAAAAAACATGGATGAAGTAAATTATGACAATGTTATGGATATTGTCGGTAGATTAAAAAAGAATTTTAGTGAGATAGATATTATATCAAATGATGATGAAGATTTAGGGGGAGATTTTGATGATCCAGAAGAACATAAACAATTGATATCATTAAGAAAAATACCGACAGGATGGTCAAATTTAGATAAAATATTAGGTGGTGGATGGGATCATGCTACTTTTAACATAATAATGGGAGAAACTAATGTGGGTAAGTGTCTTATTTTCAACACTTTAATAAAAATTAAAAACAAAAAAACTAATAAAATCGAAAAAATAAAAATTGGTGATTTTTTTAATATGATAAAAAAATCTTCCTAAATTGGATTCACTTATTTTTATATATAAAAGTAAAAATGATTATGAAATGTAAAATTTGTAATAATGAATCTAAAGATATTAGAGGATTATCTATTCATTTAGTAAAAAAACACCATTTTAATAAAAATGATATTAAAAATTATTATGATAAATATTTAAAAAAAGATAATGAAGGTAAATGTTATTTTTGTGGAAAAAATTCAATTTTTAAAGATTTATCTAATGGATATCATAATATATGTGATTCTAAAGAATGTTTAGGTAAAACAAGAGCAACAGGTACATATGAATTTTTAATGTATAAATATAATTTATCAAAAGATGATGCTATAAAAATGATGAATGAAAGAGCATCTGAAAGAGGCAAAAAAATTAAAAAATCATTAAATGAAAAATTTGAAAATAATAAAAATTTTTTTAAAGAAAGATCACATCAATCAATTAACTACTGGCTGAAAAGAGGATATTCTGAAGATGATGCTAAAATAAAAGTTAAGAAAGTTACTGATATGATACATGAAAAAACATGGAAAAAGAGAAGAGAATATCCAGAATTATATGATGATGTTAGTCCAACACAATTAAAATATTGGTTAAAAAAAGGATATAATGAAGAAGAAGCAAAAGAAAAAGTAAAAGATAGACAAAGAACTTTTACATTAGAAAAATGTATTAAAAAATATGGTGAAGACGATGGTATAGATATTTGGATAAAAAGAAATAAAAGATGGTCTAAAAAAATGAAAGATATTTTATTAAAAAATGGAAATTATAAACAAGACTCATCAAATTTAGAAAAAATTTTTATAAATGATATTTTAAATGAAACGAATATTAATGAATATAATTGTTATATAAATAAGCAATTTATAATATTTTGTAATAGTGATTTTTATTACACTTATGATTTCAAGTATAATAATAAAATAATAGAATTCAATGGTGATTACTGGCATTGTAATCCTATTAAATATGATATGGATTATTTTAATATGAGAAAACAAATGTATGCTAAAGATATATGGATATATGATAAATTAAAAATTCAAAAAGCTAAAAAAGAAGGATATGATGTATTAGTTATATGGGAAAGTGATTATAAGAAAAATAAAGAAAAAATTATACAAGAATGTGTAAATTTTTTAAACAAATAAGAGATAATATTATAAAATATAAAAACAAAATTGTATAAATGATAAGTGACAATACATATAAAAAATTTATAGAAACATTTGATGTATCAGATTGGCAAATAGAAACCGATACGGGATGGGAAGATATAAAAGAAGTTGGTAAAACAATTGAATATGATGAATGGGTAGTAAAAACAGAAGATGGTTTAGAATTAATTTGTGCGGATGAACATATTTTATTTGATAAAAATTATAATGAAATATATGTAAAAAATTTAAAAATAGGGGATTATATTTTATCAAAAAATGGTATTTCTAAAATAAAAGAAGTATATAAAACTGATAAAAAGTCAAATATGTATGACTTGTCTTTGTCTGATGATTCAAATCGTAGATATTATACAAATGATATTTTATCTCACAATTCAATGTGGTTACAAAATATGGCTGCTAAAATGGCAGATAGTGGATATAATGTTGTTTACATAACATTAGAGATGGCAAAATATAAATGTATTAAGCGTTTAGGTGCAATGAGATTAAAAATTGATATTGATGAATATGATACAATAAGTAAAGATAGTACATTTATTAAAAATAAAATAAACGAATTAAAAACAATGGCATCGTCAAATAAATTATTTGATGGTGGTAAGGTTGGTAAATTATATGTTAAAAAATTTCCAACTAGTGATTGTACAGTAACAGATTTAGAAAATTATGTTAAAAAATTTCAAGAAACAAAAAATATAAAATTAGATGCAATCGTAGTAGATTACATTAATATTATGTCAATTGAGAAAGGTTATAATTTAGACACTATGTTATATCTTAAAGGTAAACATTTAGCAGAAGGATTAAGAAGATTAGCTGATAAGTGTGATGTTGCTGTTATTACAGCTACACAAGTTGATAAATCAGTATGGGGAGCAAATGATATTAATTTAGATGATATACCAGAAAGTAAAGCAATAGCAGAAGCAGCGGATTCTGTTTGGGCAATAATTAGAAACCCTTCTATGAAAAAAGAAAATACATATAGATTAAAAATATTAAAATTAAGAGATGGTGAACATCATGAGGAACAAGTGAAATTTGATTTTAATACTAAATATTTAACAATGGATAATGATATATTATTTGGATCAAAATAAAAAATAATAAATTGAAATGAGTGATGATAAAAATTACATAAATTTTGATGACGATTTAAATCAATATGATATAGATGAAGAATCAAATATTAGTAATGATAATATAGAAGAAGATAATAATATTGATGTTGATGATGATATTATAAATAATGATGATGATAATGATTTTATTGACATTGATGATGTATCTGATATAGAGGATTGTGAAAATTTTGATCTAATTTATAAATTTAATACTAATAAACATAGGCAAGAAGGTAAACATAGATTACAAAGAGATACTATTTTTAAAGGCAAATTAGATAAAAAAGAAAATGAAGATAATATAAGTAACAGTCATATAGATAATGATTATGATAATATTAATATATTTGATATTCATAATGATAGTGATGATTATTTAAGTACAAATGACTTAACTAAAGATGTCTATGATATACTAGATAAAAATACAGATTTAGATTTTAAACAAAATAGAAGAAAACCAAATAAAGAGGTTTTTAATAATTATTATAATTTATTAATAAGAGAATTAGGATACAGATATACAAGATCAGAGATATTTGTTGAATTATCATATTATTTTACAGATAACATATTTAATATGTTTAAACTTTTAGATAAAAAACCAGCTACATATATAATTAAAGAATTAACACAAAAAGGATTTTTAAAAAACCTTAATGGTATTAATTTTTTATAAAAATAAATATAAATATAAATGAATAAATACAATAGAAAAGAAGTAGAAAAAAATACATTAGATTATTTTAAAGGTGATTCTTTAGCTACTGAAGTATGGATAAATAAATATGCATTAAAAGATTCAGATGGAAATATTTATGAATTAACACCAGATGATATGCACAAAAGATTATCTAAAGAACTAAATAGAATTGAAAATAAATATCCTAATCCATTATCAGAAGATTTAATTTATAATCTATTAAAAGATTTTAAATATATTATCCCACAAGGAGGTCCGATGTCAGGTATAGGTAATGATTTACAAATTGTTAGTTTATCAAATTGTTTTGTGACTGGAAATGAAAGTGATAGTTATGGTGGTATATGCAGAACTGATGAACAACAAGTACAATTAATGAAAAGAAGAGGTGGTGTAGGTCATGATTTATCACATATTAGACCAAAAGGATCACCCGTTAAAAACTCTGCACTAACATCAACAGGAGTTGTTCCTTTTATGGAAAGATATTCTAATTCAACAAGAGAAGTAGCACAAGATGGTCGTAGAGGTGCACTCATGTTAAGTTGTTTTGCACCAGATACATTCGTATTAGTTGATTATGGTTGGGATAAAATTATTAATGTTATTAATAAAATAAAAAACGGAGAAAAAATAAAAGCATGGACACATAATGGTTTTAAAAATATAACAGATATTCAGGAATTTATTAATAGAGATGTTTATGAAATTGAATGTGAAAATGGCAAAAAGATAGTTGTAACACCAGATCACGAATTTCAAGTTAGAAATAAAAATACAAAAAAAGAATATTTAAAAGCTATTATTGATGTTGATATAGAAAACGAAGAATTAGTATTCTTTTTTTAAAAAAAACAAATTCGGGGTGTTTTATTTTTATATATAACAATAAAACACCTTAAAAATGAAAATAAAATTAAAGAAAATTAAAGAAGACAGAATTAGAATTATCTATAAAATAGATCAATATGATATTAATTTAGATAATAAAATATTTAAAATTAATAAAAATACATCTAATTTGAGTGCATATTTAAATAATAAAGGGGATAATTTGATTAATTTTTTAAATAAATCAATTAATAATAAATGTATAAATTGTTCAAATACAGTAACGAAAAATAGATTTGAAAGAAATAAATTCATTACGTATAAATTTTGTGATAATTGTAATAATATTGAAAATTGGAATAAATATGATAAAGTAAATTGTATAATATGTAATACTGAACTTTTTAAAAAAGATATGATATTTTCAACATGTGGAAAAGAAGAATGTAAAAATACACATAGAAATAACATTAATAAAATAATTAAAAATACACATTGGACTAAAAAAGAAAATGTTAATGAAATTTTAAAAAAAAGAAGTGAAAAAAGATTGTCTAATGATAAAAAATTAAATAGAAAATACAAAGCATGGAATAAAGGGAAAAAGGGCATATATACAAAAGAAACAATAGAAAAAATAAGAAATTCTACAATTAAACAAATGAAAGAAGGTAAAATTAAAAAAACTAAAATTGAAATAATATTTGAAAATTTTTTAATTGAAAATGATATAAAATATGTATATTCTTTTATTTATAAAAAAAGACAATTCGATTTTTATTTAAAAGATTATAATTTAATAATTGAAATAAATGGTGATTATTGGCACGCAAATCCTAAATTTTGGGATATTTATGGTAATGATAATAATAAAAAAAAGTTATACGAAACACAAAAAATGAAGATTAAAGATGACATAATTAAAGAGAAAATGATAGAAGATTCTAATTATAAATTTATTAAATTTTGGGAAGATGATATACATAATAATTTTTCATTAATTATAGAAACTTTAATTAAAAAATTTAATATAAAAATAAAAAATAAAAAATAAAAAATGGATAAAACTTATAGTAAAATATTTAAAATAACAAAAAAGGGTAAAAGTAATGTTTATGATTTTACTGTTGATGAAACACATAGAATACTCGCTAATAATTTTTATACTTCAAATTGTCATGTCAAACATCCTGACGCAGAGGATTTTATAGATGCTAAAATGACACAGGGAAAAGTTACTGGTGCTAATGTTTCTGTTAAATTGGATGACGAATTTATGAAATGTGTTATCGAAGAAAAACCATATATACAAAAATATCCAATCGATTCTGATAATCCAATTTTCACAAAAGAAATAGATGCTAAAAAATTATGGAAAAAAATTATTTATAATGCTTGGAAATCTGCTGAACCAGGTTTGCTATTTTGGGATACTGTTATTAAAGAATCAGTACCTGATTGTTATACTGAACATGGGTTTAAAACGGTGAGCACTAACCCCTGTGTTGTGGGTGATACTAAAATATCCGTTGCTGATGGAAGAATGGGTGTAACAATTAAAGAATTAGCAGAAGAATCAAAAGATGTACCTGTTTATTGTTTAGATAATAATGGGGAATTAGCAATTCGTATAATGAGAAATCCACGTATAACAGGTTATAATAAACAAATTTATAAAATTACATTAGACAATGGACAATATATTAGGGTTACTGGTAATCATAAATTTAGATTAAAAAACGGAACATATATAGAAGCTAAAGATTTAAAAAATGGTGATAGTCTTGATGTTTTTTCAAAGGTTATTATAAATAATAATAAAAGAAAAAACAATTACTATACATTAGTAAATAATTCTAATTCATATCTTGAACATAGAATGGTATCAGAATTTAATAACGGTAGAAAATTAAATGAAAATGAAGTAGTTCATCATATCGATTATAATGGATTAAATAATAATATTAACAATTTAAAAATTATGACTATTGATGAACATAATTCATTACATAGAATTGATAAATTAGGTAATAAAAATCCATATCACAGGATGTCAGATGAATGGAAATTTAATTTTGCATCAAGAAAGGGTGACACAAATAATAAATTTTGTGGTATATATAATGATGAAATTAAAGAACATTTTATAAAACTAACAAAAAAATTAAATAGAAGAATATCTAAAAAAGATTGGGTTGAATATGCTAAAGAAAACAATTTACCTCAATATTTTTCTTCTTATAGAAGAAATTACGGAGGAGATATTGTATCATTAGCTAAATTAGTATCATTAGAATTAAATATAGATAATAATTTTGTTGATGTAGATCCTAGAATTGTAAAAACTTATAAAAAATCTTTATCAGAAGGTTATAATTCTAAAATAGATAATAATTCAGTAATAGTAGAAAAACAATGTGAACATTGTGGTGAATTATTTTGGGTAGATTATCAAAAAAGAGAAATTAGTTTTTGTTCACAAAAATGTGCAAATGTTTATATAAATACCGATAAAAATATTAAATTAAAGAGAAAAATATCTATTAATGATACATATAAACAAAAGATGATAAACATCAAAAATAAACAAATGGATATTTTCAAAAAATTAGAATTTAATTTAAAAAGGTGTCCTAAATTAAAAGAATGGGAAAAAGAATGTAAATTAAATAATATTCCATATAGATTAAAAACTAAATATGGTTATCAAACATTTAGTGATATTAAAAAAGAATCAGAATATTATAACCATAGAGTAATATCTATTGAGTTAGATGGATTTGAAAATGTATATAATGGAACAGTTGATGATTTTCATAATTTTTTCAGTGGTGAATTTGAAGAAACTACAAAAACAAATAATAAAAAATATGTTTATATTAATCAATTAAACTGTGGTGAGATCCCCTTAAATGTAGGTGACTCTTGTAGATTACTGGCATTAAATTTATATTCTTATGTAGAAAACCCATTTACAAAAGATGCAAAATTTAACTATGATTTATTTAAAGAACATGTTATTTATGCACAAAGATTTATGGATGATATTGTTGATTTAGAAATAGAAAAAATTGATCAAATTTTAAATAAAATTGATAATGATCCAGAGCCAGAACATATTAAAAGAGTTGAAAGAGAATTGTGGAAATTGATTAAAGACAATGCAGTAAAAGGTAGAAGAACAGGATTAGGAATTACATCAGAAGGTGATATGATTGCAGCGATGGGGTTAATTTATGGCACATCAGAAGCTACTGATTTTGCAGAAAATATACATAAAATATTGGCTACTTATGCTTATAAATCTTCTATAATAATGGCAGAAGAAAGAGGTTCATTTACAGTATTTAATAAGGATAATGAAAAAAATAACCCATTTGTAAATAGAGTTCTTAATTCTTTGAAAGAATTTAAAGAAAATGATATTATAGAAAAGTATAATAAAACAGGACGAAGAAATATATCATTACTTACAATTGCACCAACTGGTTCTGTTAGTATAGTTACACAAACGACATCTGGAATAGAACCAGTATTTTTACCATCTTATACTAGAAGAAGAAAAATAAACCCAAATGATAAAAATACTAAAACATCATTTATTGATGAAGTTGGTGATCATTGGGAAGAATATAATGTATTTCATCATAAGTTTAAAACATGGGCTGAAATAAATGGTTATGATACATCTAAACTAGAAACAATGAAACAATCCGAACTAGATGATATAATCAAAAAATCCCCATATTTTAAAGCAACATCTAACGATGTTAATTGGGTAGAAAAGGTTAGAATGCAGGGTAAAATTCAAAAATGGGTAGATCATTCTATATCTGTTACTATTAATTTACCTTCAGATGTTACAGAAGAATTAGTATCACAAGTATATCAAACAGGGTGGGAGTCTGGATGTAAAGGAATTACTGTATATAGAGATGGTTCTAGAAGTGGTGTATTGATAACAAAAACAGATAATAAGAAAGCAAATATTTTTCAAGAAAATAATGCACCAAAAAGACCAGAATCATTACAGTGTGATGTTTATAGATTCCAAAATAAGGGAGATAAATGGATTGGGTTTATGGGATTATTAGATAATAAACCATATGAGATATTTACAGGTCTGCAAGAAAGTGTAAATATACCTAATAATATAACAAAAGGTGAGATTAAAAAAGTTAAATCAGCTGAATCTGATGGACATTCTAGATATGATTTTATTTATATAGATAAAGATGGATATAAACAAGAATTTAGAGGGTTATCTAGGGCATTTAATAGAGAATTTTGGAATACAGGTAGATTGATTTCCGCAGTTCTAAGACATGGTATGCCGTTACCAAATGTTTTACAAATAATGGATAAATTAATATTTGATAGTGATGATGTTATAACATCATGGAAACAAGGTATTAAAAGAATTATAAAAAAATATATAAAAGAAGGAACATTAGTAAAAGGACAAACATGTGATGTATGTGGTTCATCTAATATAGTTTTTAAAGAAGGTTGCATGACTTGTATGGATTGTGGTACATCTAAATGTGAATAGATAAAAAGACTCATTTAAATGAGTCTTTTTTATTTTAAAATGATTTTAGAACCATTGTTATATTATATATAATAATAAAAACATATATTAAAATGGAAGAACAAATTACAATAGAACAATTAATAGAAATTTTAGAAGATGCTAAACAAGATTATGATAAATTTTATGGCAGAAATATTAAAGCAGCGTCAACTAGACTTAGAAAAAAAATACAAGATGTTTCTAAACTAACAAAAGTAATGAGAAAACAAATAATTGATTATAAAAAGACAATTAAGAAAAAAGGGGAAATTTAAATTTCCCCTTTTTTTACATATTAAAAATATCTTTTATTACTTCTTTAAATTTATCTTTGCTTACACCCCCAACCATCATTTGTGGCTTTTCATCAACAGGTATAAATAATAAACTAGGTACACTTTTAATCCCGAACATAGCTGATAATTCTTGCTCTTCTTCTACATCTATTTTATAAAAATTGATATTATCATATTCATTATCTAATTCATCTAAAATTGGTTGAATTTGCTTGCAAGGCTGACACCATGAAGCTGTAAATTTTAAAATTGTAGGTTTATTTCCTAAATATTTCCAATCTTGATTATTTTCAAAATCAAATATTTCTGTTTTAAATGTTTCTAATGTTAAATTGTTCATAATTTTATTTTTTATTTATACATAGTAAAAAAAACAAATAAAGTTTATTTATATATACAATAAAAACCAATATGGATAATATACTTACATATCTAGAACAATCTATTGAAATCGAATTAAATATATCTGAATTATATAAGTTGTTTTTTCTTAATTTTGAAGAAGATTATGATTTTTGGTGGAGATTATATATAGAAGAAATAAATCATGCATCATTATTAAAATCAGGTAAAGATTTTATAAAAACGAATGATTTTCCAAAAGGTTTGTTATTAGATAATATAGAGGATATTGTTAGTATAAATAGTAGAATTCTATCATACATTGATTATTTCAAAAATAATTCATCAAGAGAACAATCATTTAAAATCGCACTTGAAATTGAAGGTTCAGCAGCAGAATTACATTTTGAAAATTTCATGAATAGTATATCTAACAATAAAGTGGTTAATATTTTCCAAAAATTGAATGGTTTTGATATAGAACATTATAATAGAATAAAAAAATATATTGAAGATAATAATATTAATATTAATATTGATAATATTAAATAAATTTATTATTTTTGTAAATTAAAATTAAATAATATGACAAAAGAAATTAAAAAATTTAATGAATTTGAAACGGATTTAAATAAGTTAAAAAATGATATTATAGATATTCCAGATTTTCCAAAACCTGGAATTTTATTTAGAGATATATCTACACTATTATCACAACCTAGTAAGATTAGATTAATGGTAAATAGTTTTTATAATTATTTAAAGAATAAAGATATAGATATTGTTGTTGGTTTAGATGCTCGTGGTTTCATTTTAGGTTCAATGATTGCAGATAAATTAGATGTAGGATTTGCTATGGCTAGAAAAAAAGGTAAAGCACCTGACCATTATGTATATAAAAAATATGATTTAGAATATGGTAGTAATGAAATGGGATTATCACCATTAATTATTAAAGAAGGTATGAGAGTTCATATTCATGATGATTTATTAGCAACCGGTGGTTCATCTAAAAATATTATAAATATAATTGAAAGCTTTGGTGCCATTGTAGATTCTATTTCATTTATAATTGAATTAGAAAATTTAAACGGTAAAGAAATATTAAAAGGATATGATATATATTCATTAATAAAATACTAAAAAATAATATAATAAAAATGATTAAAAAATTTAGCCAAATGAATGAATCAATTAGTATGAATTATACTAATACATTAATATCATTTTCAGGTGATGATTGGGTAGGTATTTATAAAGATGGTATTCTTTATCAACAAGGACATAGTATATATTGGAAAAATTTACTAAAAGATCTAATTAATGATAAAGTTGATTTATATTCGTCTTGAAAGAAAACCAATAAATCTTTAGTTTATTGGATGAATTTCAATTAAATTTTTTAAAATATTTTTAAACTATAAATAACTATAAATCAATATTTTAACCATTTAATTTTTAAAAATGGAAAAAATGATATTTTTCATTTAATATATAATTATACAGATAAATCAAAAAAAGGTTGTATAAAAATGAAAACATATCAAATAAGATTATATCCTACTAAAAATCAAATAGATGAATTGAATGAATTATCATTCACCAGAAGTGAAATATGGAATGAATTATTGGATATACAACAAAAATCATATGAAAATAATAAATCTATATACAACAAGTTTGATCTTAACAATATGTTACCTAAATTAAAAGAAAAATACCCAACATGGAAAAAATTAAACTCTAAATCAATTCAAACAATATCAACAGAATTATTTGGTTCTTATAGATCATTTTTCAATTTAATTAAAAAAGATAAAAATACTAGACCTCCGAAAAAGATAGAATTTAATGATTACCATACGATTACATGGAATCAATCTGGTTGGATAATAAAAGAAAATAATATTATAATAATAAATAAAATATCTTTTAGATATAAATCTAATTTGGATATTAAAAACTTAAATATTAAAGAAATTAGAGTTAAACATGTAAGAAATAAATGGTTATGTGATTTAATTGTTAATGATGAAATTAAATATAAAAATGATTTAAATATTAAAACAAATGTTTTAGCCTTTGATTTGGGTTTGAGTAAATTAGCAACAGGAATAGATAACAAAGGAAATCAAATAGTAGTAGAGAACAAAAGTAAAAAAATAAATAAATATTTTCAAAAACAAATAGGCAAAGTACAAGAAAAAAGAAGTAAAACTAAAAAAGGTTCAAAAAGAAATAAAAAGTTAAGAAAAGATTTAAATAAATTATATCATAGAAAGAACGAACAAATAAAACAAACTCTCCATATTCAGAGTAAAAAATTAGCGAATATGAACTATAATACAATTATAGTTGGTGATCTATCAGTTAAAAAATTAATGGAAAAAGAAGGAACAAATAAAAAGAAAAAAGGTATTAGAAAGTCATTTCATCAATCTAATATCAATATGTTTTTACAATTTCTTTCTTATAAGTGCCAGAGTAAAAATATTAATTTAACAAAAATTGATGAAAAATGGACAAGTCAATTAAATTGTTTAACCGGTAAATTATTTGATAAAAAAATAGAATTGAATAACAGAAAAGTTAAATTATCAAATGAAATAACAATAGATCGAGATTTAAATTCAGCCATAAATATAATAAAAAGATGGTTTGAAAATCATTTTGCTTCCATGAACGAGCCATTGGATTTAACCAATGTACTTGAAAAGTATAATCTTTCCAATGAAACACACAAATCTTTACCATTCATGGTTATTTAGTTTGTGTGTAGTTCATCAATAAATGATATATATGATGAAGAATTCTGGAACAAATCAGGATATAATTGTCCAAATACAATAAATGAGTTAGTTAATATTTGTAAAGAATTAAATATAAAAATAAAAATAAAATAGTATGTATAAAAATATCATTAAAAAAACATGTGAAGAATGTGGATATTATGGTGATTTTGAAGAAATTTTAACGGAACAGGATGAATATTTTATAAATTGTAATAGATGTGGATATTTTAAACAAAAAATGATAAAAAATGTTATTAATGATATTAATAAGATAAAAGAAACATTTCCTAAATATACAGAAGATGAAAGGTTTATAACAGTAATAAAAGGTGGTTTTGGGACTTGGAAAATTATACAGAATAATGTTAAAAATGAAGGTTCATTTGTAGATCAAAATCATATAAATGATTTTCTATCTAATATAGAAAAAATTATTGATATTGAAGGTGTAACTGAAATTTCATATAATATAAAAGTTAATAATAATTGGGAATATAAAGAAATAAAAAAACCTTCTTAAAGAAGGTTTTTTTATTTATAAATCATTAAATCTTCGTATAATTTTCTTATTATTATCTGATATTGTTTCTATTGGTTTATACTGTTTAGTTTTAGTTAATGTATCTTTTTTATTATCTCTGCTCTCATTTTTTGGCTTATTATCTACATTTTCTTCGATTTTTGATTCTTCTTCTAATTTTTTCATTTGTTGAACCAATTCTATTTCTTTTTGTTTTTCTCTTTCTAAGATATCATCTATGTTATTAACATGTTTAACAGTTGGTATTACTTTTTCTTCAACTTTTTTTGGTTTTTCTTCAACTAATGGTTTATCTTTTTCTAAAATAGCGTCAACCATTACTTTAGGTTTAGATGGTTTTTCTATTTCTTGATAAAGTTCTTCTATTTTTACATTGGCTCTTGTTTTAATTTCAAATTCATCTGACCAAACAGGAAAATATAATTCTTCTGATATTATTTCGAATTTTATTTTTCCGGTCTCACCTTTATTATAATTTGATAATTGTGGAATATTAAATGTACAAATATTATCTGTAACATTACCAAAAAATAAATAATTATTATTTTCATTAGTTATAATTAATCTAGGTTCAATATTATTAATATCGATTCCTTCTATATTAATTTTAAATTTTAATTTATCGTTCTTTTCATTATTGTAGAATTCCATAATTGTTAAAATTCTTTTTTATTATATATAAAAAAATAAAAATCATTTTTATTAAAAATAATAAAATACATATTTTTTATTTAATATATATATTAAAATATACAATTAATATATTTCTATGATGAATAGATTAAGATTACATAATATTTTAATAAATAGTGGGTATGAATTAAATAGTGATAAAGTCATAATTTATAGCAATCCATCTAAATTTTACTATAAAGATGGTATAATTATAAAGTTTTTTGATGATAGAAGTGTTATAATAGATGATACTTTTTATAATAGAAAGTATAAATTTAATAAAAATGATAGTAATTATATAATATCTAATTTTATAAAAATGTTAGAAAAAAATCCAGATAAAGTTTTTTAGATTAAAAATTATTTTATATATTTGCATCTAATTTGTTAATTTAGATAAAAATGAATAAAATAAACAACAGATTTAATATTCTATACAAAACAATAAACGACTTCAATTTAAATATAATAAATAAACAGAATATTTATAGTAAATATTCTGACATTCATGGTATTAGAATATCAAATGATTTATTGTCGTTTTTTACAAATCTCAATGATACTAATAATAAAGCAGAATACATATTACAGTTATTATTTAGTAATACAATGAATTATGATTATTGCAATCATATTAAAAATAATTTTTTAGTAGATTTAATTAGTTTATCATTTGGTGATAATGGTTATATAAATACACATAATGATAAACAAAAAATAAAACTTGGTAAATTTATAAATAAAATAGTATTATTAGTAAATCAATATGGTTATAATGAATGTATAACTGATGATCAAATTGAAAAAATTGTTGATAAATATAAATCATTTAATACACCTAATGATAACATATATTTTAATATACTAGAAGGTGATGATATTTTAAAGGGGTATCAGATAGATAATTACGAAAAAAGAAACTCTAGTGCACTACATGGATCTTGTATGAATAATAAATCTGATCTATTAAAATTGTATACACAAAATAAAAATAAAGTAAAATTATTAACATTAAATCGAAATGATAAGATAATCGGAAGATCGTTAATATGGGATTTAGATAAACCTAAATACATATTTATGGATAGAATATATGCAGTTGATAATTATTTATATAAAATATTTGAAGATTTCGCAATATCTAATAATTGGATATATAGGGAAAATTATGCTAGAAATGTTTTTAAAGTAAATTGTTATTTTAAAAGTAAAAATTCACATATTGAAAAACTATCAAATAAAATACGTTTAACAGTAAAATTAAATACTGATAATATTAAACTATATCCATATATGGATTCATTTGTATATAGAAGTCATTTAACTAACAAATTTTATATAAATAGTAAAAATATGATAAATTACACATATTATCAATCTACTAATGGTGGTAAAACAACCATTAAAAATATACCAATGTTATCATTATTTAGTTAATTTTAATTGAATTGATTGTATTATTTGTAAATATTTATTTTGTATATACTTTATAATATCATTTTTTTTACTAATATCTGATGTAGTTAATAATTTATTTACTATGTCTTGTATCAATTCATCTCTGTTATATTCAGATATAAAATGAGATAATTTTATATTATTATGGTATATTTTATTTAATATTATTATATCATTATCGAAATTAGTATTTACTATTTCTACAATTTTTTCGTATATAAGTGATTTTTTAGGAATAAACATTGTTTTTTCGTTATTAAATAAAATATTATCTATAATATCATTTACAGAATTTGTTACATCTACTAATGATGTTTTTAATGTTAAAGATATCATATTTATACTGGATTGATCATCTAATATATTTTTATGTTCTCTTAGTTGTTCTATTTTATCTATTATTTTATTATTTTGTTCTTCAAAACTATTAACAATTTCTTTAATTTTTTTTCTATCATTTCTCTTATTATAAATAATAGTAAATACATATGCTAATGTTATTATTATTAAAGCAGATAACTTGTAAATACTATCAATAGAATCTATCACACTAGGATCAATTTGAAGCAATAACATAAATATTTATTTTTATTTTATATATAAAATTAAGAATATTAAATTTTAATATATAGATAAAAATATGTGAATTAGATGTATTATTTACTAGATAAAAAATCAGATGAAACTTTTACAATAAATTTTATAGGTTCAGAAAAATTTGATATTGGTAATAAACTAATATTAAAGATGCCTGAATGTGTAAAGGGAATAACTAAAATAACATCATTTAATGATATAATTATAGGAGAAACAAAGACATCATTTTTAAAAAAATCATTCAGATATAAAAATGGAAAAACATATGAATGGTCTAATATTTTATCAATAGATGAAATAACAAATATAGAAATATGTCCATCTAGATGTTTAGAATTAGAAATAATATATTTTAGAGTAGATGATAATAGAGATAATAATACTGAGATTTTCTTAAACGGTGTAACTATAAATGGGGAATATAATATAATGAAATCTGATAGTTTTGTAACTTTAACTATTGATAATCCTTTACAAATATTAGAAGTAGGTGATTTATTAAAAATATTCTCAATTGATGCTTTTGAAATAATATCTACATCTAAACTAGATGATCATTTTACAATAAAATATAGATATTCACAAAATGATAAAAGATCATGGACAAAATGGGAACCATTAACAAAAGAAAATATATCTACTGCAAAATGGGATAAATTAAGATTTGTTGAATTACAATATCTATTTGAACTATCACCAAATGTTATAAAACCAGTTAAAATATATGACGTTATATTATATGGCGATTTCCAAAATGTAACAGCTAACTATAAAAAAATCAATAAATTCGGATTAAAAGAAAACTGTGTGAATTTAGCATTTAAACCTTCTGATATAAAAGAACAAACAAGTGGTATAGATGAAACTATACCAGCTAAATCTTTAGATTCTAATACATTATCATTGATAAAGGAAACATCAGAATACCAATTAAGAATGAATTGGTTAACACAAGGTATAAATTGTTATTCTAATGTATTATCATCTGAAGGTATGACACAATTAGATGTGTTAAATGCTGAAAATAAAGCTAACTCTGCTAATTTTTGGAATCCTTATGAATTTGATAAGATAACAAATTTTCATGATATGTTAGCTAAACAAATATCAGATATGTTGGGTATGACAGTGGAATACCATCTGACCGATCCTGATGGAAATGGTATAGATAGAGTAATTCATGAGTATCAATTACATAACATAATAGATTATAAAAATATTAAAGTATTAGTACCTGATAATCAATTCCCAGAAAATCAAATTATAATAAATCAGTTTAATCTTGATTTATTTGATACATTTAAGGTACATATATTAAAAAGTGATTTTAAAGAAGTATTTGGTATAGGTAAAAGACCTGGACAAGAAGATGTTTTATATTTTTGTCAAGTTAATAGAATGTATATTGTAAAACATGCTCAAATTCATAAGAATATTATGAATGCTGGTATTTATTATGATGTTGTTCTTGAGAAATATGAAAAAAGATCTAATGTTATTAATAGGGTTGAAGAATCTAAATCAAGAATTGAACAACTTACAAGAAATACAACAATTGATGAATTATTTGGTTTTGAAGAAGAACAAGACTTTAAAAAGGTTGCAAATAAAATTCAGTTAAAACCAAAATCATTCGATTTTATAAGATCAAATATAAATAAAGATACTAAAATTGTTAAAAATGATATTTATAATGGAAGTATTAAAGTAATGGAAAATTATTATGATATTTCAAGAGTTCAATCATCAGATAACGCTGTAACTTATAAAAAAGCAGATAATAAATTATTAAAATCTGATAACAGGTCATTTATATTTTGGTTTAAATTTCCTAATGAATATGATGTTAACAAAGCAATAACTAAAAGAGTGATAAATGGTTATGATATAGATGATAATAGATATTATTTTTTAGTAAATTATGATGATGATAGTGGATTAGGCTATTCTATATTTTATCAAAGTGGATATATATATCTTCAAATAAATGATAATTTATATAAGATGGAATCAGATATTATGACAAATGTTTGGTTTAGTTTAATTATTAATTTAGAACAAAGACAGAATAGTATTACAATGAAACTATATAGAAGAAATACATCAGTTAATGTTTTACTATTCAATCCATTATCATATGATAGAATTCAATTAAATATTGAAGATATTGAAGACATTGATTATGAAATGAGAGTTAATGGATTTAGAGCAGTAGATAATATTGAGATAAATTCAGAAGAAGTTAAATCTAAATATTTATTAATAAACTCATTAGAACAACAAATAAACCCAATTGATTTTGAACATGTGAAAGATATGTATATACCTGGTTCTAAGATGAGTATATCTAATATAAGAATATTTAATGATATTATTCCTAATGATTATGATAATATAATATTAAACCAGTTAATTATAAAAGATGAGCAGAATTTGATATTATCAGATAATGCAAATAAAAAATTAATAACTACAAATTATCCAAATAAACAATGGAGATAATTTTTTTATTCAAAAAAAATTATTATATTTGCAAATAATTTCATAATAAAAATGGATAAATTATATACAAGAGTTAATTTAATAATCGAAGTTAAAGACTATCCTGTTGGTGGTATAGTAAAAATGCATTTTTGGTTAAATTATATATTAGACGTTGAAGATGTTGATAAATTTATCAAAGATAATATAGAATTTAATCAAGATTTTAAAAATAAATATACTATAAATAAGGTATCAGTGGGAGGAATTCATTATTGTTCAAGTATGTCTAATAAAGAAGGATTTGGTAATTTAATATTTGATTCTTATATTAGACACACACCAATATTTAATAAAGATAATAAAAATGAAAATAATACTGAATATAAAAAGAAAAAAAACATAACATTAGATGATATTGATCTTTTTAATATAGATAATGAAGAATTAAAAAATTATATAAAAAAGATAAATAATGAATTATTTAAAAGAGAATATTTTTTAAGTGATGATGAATTTAATTTTTATGATAAATCTAATGGATCAATTGATATAAAAGATGTTAAAAATATTTATAAGAAATATAATGGTGATTTAATAAAGTACAAAAAAGATATAATAAGAAATAAATTAAAATGTCTAACTATATAGTTAGACATTTTCTTATATCTTTTGAGTTATAGTATACAAATATCTTATCTCTTTGTTTAACATTTATAATATCTAAGTTTTTAACTTTATCTGATATTTCATTTATATAATCTTTTAATTCTTTTAATGATTGAGTATAATTAAATGGTGGGTTATAATAATCAGGAAATTTATCTAAATATGTTGATATTTCTTTAGTTATAGTATTTTTATTTATATATAACTCGTCTTTTATAATATTACTTTTTATTTGTAATATATCTAATATATTTTCATTGAATCGATGTATTAGGTTATTGGTTTCTATTATTTTTAATAATCCAATTGCATAAGCATCATTTTCACTTAACGATATTGGTTTATTATCATTTACTATTTTTTTTATTTGATCTTCATCTTTATCATGTAAACAAAACTTTTTATATTTATCCCATAAACATCTTTGTATTATATCATTTGGTGTAACTATTATTTGCATATATTATATTTATTTTTTAATATTATTTTCATTTAAATAGATATTAATAGTTTCATACTTTTTACAATTATTTATAAAATTTACTTCATCATAAATGTCTAATTTAAACCATTCTCCATTAACTTTTTTATGTCTATAAATATTATGTAATGTTTTTTCTATTATTTTACTATAATCTGATTGATATTCATCAACTATAATAATTTTATTAGGACAACCTGTTTGTAAATTTTTTAATCTTGAATTTACTGTACTTTTTGTATATCCTATTTTATATATTGGAGAATTATCATCAATCATTTTTAATAAGTATACTTTTGGCATATATAATATTCTTTTTGGTTATATATTATAATATATATGTCCAAAAAGAATATTTATTTACTTATATCTTCGGTATTAATATCTACATTAAGATCAACATCAACATCGATATCTAAATCTACATCTACATCTACATTAGTATTTTCATTTTCTACCACATTAGATATTTGCTGCTGATTTTTTAATTGAAATTCTTTAACCTTTTCAAAATAATCTTTTATTTTTTGTTCTTTTAATCTCTTATTGGTTACTTGAATTTGTCTTTTATATTCCGCTACTTTCTTTTTGTGTTTTTTCCCATGTTTTGATTTTGGCATAATTAATTTGTTATTTTTTAAAATTATTTAATTATTTATTATATTTTATTAATGTTTTAAAGTTTATTTTCATTTAAAAAATTATTTAGTATTTCTTCTGTATTTGGTATGCTATTATGTATAAAATAGATTAATTCGTTTATTTTATCATAGTCATAAATATTATCAATGTTTAATTTTATTAATAATTTGTCTTCTGGTACTATTCTAATATTTCCATTTCTATCATACCAATATCCTATTTCATATATATCTTCACCTGCAATCATATTTAATAATAACGCTACACCATTATCTATTTTACCAATATAATCAATTATACTTATGGATATTGGTAAATCTTTAATAATATCATTCATATAAATAGAAACATTTTATTTTTATATATAATAGAAAATAATATTTGTTTTATGCCAAACGCGGATATTAAAGATTTTAATATTAGATATAAAGGACATCCAAAATTTAAAGATTTAAAATTAATAGAGGATAGAACATTAGAAGTAATAATACAGAAATTAGAAATGATGCTTTTTACAAATAAAGGCGAAGTTCTAAATGATTATAATTTTGGTGCCAATTTAGAGTATTATTTATGGTCAACTAAAGTACCTGTAAATAGAATAAAAGATGAAATACAAGAACAAATAAATCAATATATACCAGAATTAAATAATTATGAATATACAATTGATACAAAATTATATAATGGTACAAAAAGAGATATTTTATTTATAAATATAAATATAAAAGATATTGAAGTTACATTTCTCTTAAAATAAAAATGTATTATGAAATTAAATAAAAATGAGTTAGATGAAAAGTATATTAATATATTAACAACCAATAGAGTTAATGATATTATAGAAAAACAAAATTTAAATTTAAAATTAACCAAAGATGAACATATATGGTTTGATAGGCAATTTGGTGTTCGTAGAGCAAATCTAAAATTTGCACATACAAAAAAAGAATTAGAGGAATATACCAAATGTAAGATGGATATTCATTATTTTGCTGATAATTATTGTCAAATAAAAAGAGAAGATGGTACAATAGGACCAATGAAATTAAGAGATTACCAAAAAGATATTTTAGATTTATATGCAAATAACAGGTACTCAATATTAATGGCTAGCCGGCAAATGGGAAAATGCAACTCTTTGATTTCTAAAGTGTTAGTAAAAGATAATAATGGAAAAGAGTTTAATATAACAATCGGTGAATTATATTATACTTATATTCAACAAGAAAGAAAATTAACACTAATAGAAATATTAAAATTATTTTTATATAAAATATTGTCATTTTTATAAATTACTTTACCAAATTATCTTTTAGCCATAAAATTTTTATATATAAAAGAAAAAATAAAAATATGAAAATTAAAATATTAAGTAAATTAAAAGAAAAAAATATTGTTATTAAAGAAAATATAATAATTAATGATAATGATGAATCTGTTACATCTAGAATTGATGGAACTCAAAGAAAAAGGATATATGGTAAATATTTAAAAAGTATTGGTTTAACAAGCGAAGAATATAAAATATTATTTCCTGATGCACCATTGATGGCAAAATCTGATTATAAAAATACTACTAAAAATTCAGGTCAACATATGAAACAAGAAAAATATAAACGACTTTTTTCAGAAAAAATTAAAGGATGTAAAAATCCAAATCATAAATCAAAAACTACAGAAAAAGAAAGAAAAGAACGAAGTCCTTTTAGTAAAGATTTTTATAAAAATAAATATAAAAATATAACAGATAAAGATATTGATTATATTAGAAAAAATTTTATAAAAGACTTTATTAAAGATAGAGTCACAACAACTCAAATCGAATATTATTTAAATAAAGGTTATGATGAAAAAACATCAAAAAAAATGTTGTCTGAAAGACAAAAAACATTTAGTTTAGATTTATGTATTAAAAAATATGGCAACGATAAAGGAAAAGAAATTTGGAATAATAGGCAAATAAAATGGCAAAAATCGTTATTACAAAATGGTAATTTAAAATGTGGATATTCCAAAATATCACAAAAATTATTTTATGATATTTTAAATAAATATAATATTAATGATAAATCTTATATTTATTTTGCTACAAAAAATCAAGAATATTATTTATCTGGTGGAAAAGAATTATTTTATCAATATGATTTTGTTGATTTAAAAAATAAAAAGATAATAGAATATAATGGAGATCAATATCACGCTAATCCAAAAATATATGAATCAAATGATAATCCACACCCGTTTAGAAAAAACATAACAGCTCAAGAAATTTGGGATAAAGATAATAATAAAATACAATTAGCTCACGATAATGGATTTGAAGTATTAATAGTATGGGATTCAGAATATAAAGAAAATAAAGAAATAATATTAAAAAAATGTTTAAATTTTTTAAATATTAATAAAAAATAAATGGTTTATGTTTAAACTTATATTAAGATTTATTATTTATAAAATAATAGAATTTATTGAAAAAATAGAATACCGAAACTATAAATTTGATAATGATAATCCATTTAATAAAATAATCAATATTATAAATAATAATGATTTATTAATTAAAACTGATTATGGATTTGTACCATTTAGTGAAATAAATTTAACATCGCCTTTGCCACTTTATAGATTAGAATTAGAAAACGGTGATTGGTTAGAATGTGCTGATTATCATATAGTTTTTATAAAAGGACATCATCAAAAATTCGTTAAAGATTTAACTATTGATGATTATGTTTTATGTAAAGGTGATTATATAAATGGTGTGAAGGTAAAACGAATAACAAATTTAAAATCTAAAGTTAGTATGGTTGATATTACTGTGGATACCAATGAACGAAGTTATTATTCCAATAATATATTGTCACACAACACGATAAGTGCTGCCATTTTAATTCTCCATTTTTGTCTATTTAATAAAGATAAAGGGGTTATGATTGTTGCTAATAAAGGAGCAACAGTTGTTGAAATCATAGAAAAAATCAAGAGTATATACAAATTATTACCTTTCTTTTTAAAGGTTGGAATTGTTAACTGGAACCAATCTAGTATAACATTTGATAATGGGTGTAGAATAAAAACAGATAAAAGAACAAAAGAACCAGCAATCGGTTTTACGATTGATCTACTTTATTTAGATGAATTTGCACATATACCTAATAATATTGTAGAACCATATTATACATCAGTTGTTCCAGTAGTATCATCTGTAAATAATTCAAAAATAATAATAACATCAACCCCAAAAGGTTTAAACTTGTTTCATAAATTATTAACAGAATCAGAATTACCAGAAGATGATCCAAACTGGAATGGATATAGATCATTAAGAATATATTGGTGGCAAATGAAATCTAGAAGAAATACAAAAATATTTTTTAATGATAAAAAATTAAGAAAATTTAAAATTAGAAAAGATGATATTAAAAAATTTTTAATAAATAAAGGTTATGATATATATTCAGAAAAAGAAAATGGTATGGATGGGATATTTATTGAACATGATAAAAAGAATGAAGAAACAAATATAGAATTTATAAGAATGTTGAGAATGAATGATTTACCATTAGCTGAATTAGGAATCATTACCAACTGGCAAGAACAACAAACAAAATTAATTGGTGGTGAAGATGCATTTAAACAAGAATTTGATCTACACTTTATTACAGGTAATAAGATGTTATTTGATAATATTACAATTGAAAAAATAATAGAAGATAGATTAAAATTTGAATATGTTGATATAGATAAGTTTAACAAAAGATTAAAAATACCATATAATGGATTACAATTTGTAAAGGATAAAAATTTATTTAATTTAGATGAATGTAAAAATTATCATATTGGTATATCCATAGATTTAGGAGAAGGCTTAGGAAATGATTATAGTATAATAAATATATTTAGATTATTGCCAAAAACTAAAGAAGAAATAGATATACATAAGAAAAAATTTACAGATAAATATGACTATTTTAAATTAGAACAAATTGGAATATTTAAATCTAATATTTATTCAGTAAAAGAAATATCTGATATCTTATATATGATAGTATTTGAATTATTTGATGAAAACAAAGTTAAAATTGCATTAGAAAGAAATACATATGGTGATGAACTTTTAGCACACATACCACACGTGTTTAATGATAATAATAATTATTCAAATCATGTTTTCTTAAGATATAAACATAGAATTGAAGATAAAAATACTAAATTAGGTATCAAAATAACACAAAATAAAAAAATATTAATAAAAGATTATCAGATAAATACCAAAAAAGGAAATATTATCATACATGATCAATATACAATAAATGAAATAAGTACATTTACTAGACATGATTTAGCATCAGGTGATATAACATTCAGAAGTGAATCTGGTCATGATGATGCTATTATGTCAACAATAGTTATGTCAACAATATTTTCAATGATTAGTTATAGGGATATGATAGATGAGTATATGGAAAATAATTCATTGAATATTACAGAAGATATAAACACATTTATAGACGAATATGCAGACGATTCTCCTGATCTCATAACAATAGTAGGTGGGTATAAAAAAGTCTATAATAACCCACATAAAACACCAAATAATGGAAATTTTAATAAAAGATTCACTCCGGTTAATCCATTATCTAAATTTCCTAGTAAAAATAGATTTTAATATGAAATATAGTAATAAAAAATCAAATACATTAGAATTTATAAAGAGGTCTAATAATGTACATAATGATAAATATGATTATTCAATTGTGGATTATAAAAACAATTCAACTAAAGTTAAAATTATATGCAAACAACATGGTGTTTTTGAACAATTACCTGTTGCACATATTAATTTTAAACAAGGATGTCCTAAATGTAAAGGTGGTGTATCTATAACAAAAGAAGATTTTATTAAAAATTCAACAAAAATACATTATGACAATTATGATTATACTCTAGTAGAATATAAAAATATGAAAACTAAGGTTAAAATTATATGTAAAAAACATGGTGTTTTCGAACAGATACCAGATAATCATATTCGTAAAAAATATGGTTGTCCAAAATGTAAAAAATCTAAAAATGAAATATTAATCGAAAAAATATTTATTGATAATAATATTAAATTTGAAACACAAAAAACATTTGATGGGTGTAAATATAAACAAAAACTAAAATTTGATTTTTATTTAACAGATTTTAATACTTGTATTGAGTATGATGGGGAACAACATTTTAAAAAATATAGATTCGAAAAGGATGATAGTAATTTAAATATTAGAAAATTAAGAGATCAAATAAAAACAGATTATTGTAAAAATAATAATATTCAGTTAATTAGAATAAAATACAATGAAAATATTGAAAAAAAATTAAACTTTTTAATTAATATATAATAAATATTTGTACAAATGCAAGAATAGTGTAGTGGTAGCATGATTTACTTCCAGTAAATAGGGTTCGGTTCGATTCCGGTGTCTTTGCTCAAAAAGGAATAAATTATTTAATTTATTCCTTTTTATATTTAAAACAAAAATATTTTTTTAATATAAAATATAAAAACATAAAAATAATATGGCAAAAACATTAGAAATCCCATTTAAAATAACCAGCGAAAATCTATTAAAAATTATAAACATACTTAAAGATTTAAGTGTTATACATGATAAATCATTATTTAAATTTGATAAGAATAATCTTTTAATATATTCTATGGTTGGTGAAGGTAATGGTATAAATGCTTTTAAAAGTTATACATTTAGTATAAAAGATATAATTGATATTAATGTTGATGAATTGGATGTAAGTGTAGATTTTATAGCAAAAGATATTAAAAGTATTTATAGAAATCTACAAATAATGGTTGATATGAATAAAGATATAACTGGTAAATTATACTATGATCAAATTGGTGATAAATATTTTTCAGATAGACTATTTTTTAAAGTTGATAGTAAATTAAAATTAAATTTTTATGGCAGTGATCCAATGTCATTTAATACAAATATCACTATTAATCATATTAATAAACTAACAAATATAGATAATTCAGAATTTAGTTTTGAACTAAAAATAGATGACTTTAATAATATTAAAAAATTATCACTTACAAATAAGGAATCTGATGTTTTTTATTTGAATACATTTGAAAAGGATGGTAAGTATTTAATATCAATAGGAGAAAGCAGTTGGGATTTAATATTGGGTGATATAGATAAGGATATTATAAAAACTTTATCATTTCCAAAGAAATATTTAAAAATAATAAATGTGGATGATATATCTAAAATATATGTATTTGATAGGTTTTTAATGATTAAATCAGATAATTCTAATTTATTAATTAGTACAGAAATAACAGTATAATGGAAATAACGAGAATAATTAAAGAAGCAATAAACTTCTATAAAAATGATCCAGTAAAAAATTGCACATTATATAAATCGGTTGGTTGTTCTCATATAGATTCATTTTTATGTGATTTTCCAGAATGTATTATGTATAAAGAACATTGGAGTAGTATAGAAAGATATTTTAAAATTAAGAATATAATTAAAAAGGGGTTAAAAAATAATTCCCCTTTTAATATTATTTAACTTTTAATATTATTTAACGAATTTTACTTCATTTCCGAATTCCCATGTTTTTATATAAACATATCTATTTTTTTCATCAATTTGATCAGATAAGTCATTTTTTTCAAATTCTTCACCCCAATCATCAGAACATTCATTATCTATAAATTTTCTAACATGTTCAATTTCATCATCTGTTAATTCTTCATCAGATATAACATCAATAATAAATAGACTTTCATCGATATTAAAATCAGTCATTTTAATTTTAATATCCTTATTAATATTTAATTTTTTAGATTCATTATAGTTATTAAAATCAGATGATACAATTTCAAATATTTTGGTTATTAATTTTTCATCAATATCATTAAGTGTGTATTCATTATTTAATTCATTTATAATATCATTCCAAAACTCATCTACAATATCATTAAATATTTCACTTTTCGACATAGATATATAATCATCATACTCTTCTTCATTATCGCTATTAACATCTAATCTATATTCATATTCATCAATAATAAAATTTAAATCTATATCATATTCTTTTTCTAATTTTTTAATATCTTTTATTGATTCTATGTCAAATTTTGTATCATCTACCTGATATAATACTTTGACTGGTGATGTAAATTTGTAATTATACATAATACATTATTATTTTTCTGTTTATATATGTAGTTTCTTTAAAAGTTTAGAAATTATATTATTTAATTTATAATTTCTTTTAATATCAATTGGTGTTAAACAATCAATTATCCAATTTTTTAAATTATGATAATCATCATTGTCTAATACTATTTCATATCTTAAAGATTCATGATTAAATATTATTGTACTATTTTCTATTAATATATTAGAAACATTATTTAAATCATCCCCATAATTATAATATTCAGATTTAAATATTTGTAGTACTCTATCTCTTCCTTGATAACTCACAAATACAATTAATCCATTTATTGTTATTGCTATATAATTTGTAATATATAAATTATAAATATTATTTAATGAATCTTTATATGTATATATTTCATTATTCATAATTATATTCAAATTTTAAGTTTCCTGAATTATATATTCTATATATTTTTCTTTCTAACATTATATCATGTTCTGATTTGGTTGGATCAAATCCTTCTTTAATTAAAATGTCTTTTCTAAATCCAAATCTATATTTTTTAATACCATTAACTACATAATAGTAGTTAGGTTTTGTTATATGTCGTAATTTAAATTTAAGTTTTTTATATAAATCACCATTACTATAATTTCTATCTGCATATGATATAATTTTCTTAGGATTATAATTTTTAATAAAATAATTAAATAGTTTAGATCCACCTCCAATGACAATGGTGTTGAGTTTATTACAAAATCTTAACATCTCATATTCATCATTTTTAGATATATTATTCATAGATTTCCTCAATTTACCAAATGTCATTAAACTAACTAGTTCATCATTATAAAATAAACCTATTTTATGTTTTGAACCAACAAAACCTTGAATATGGTTTTCATCTAAAAACTTTTTAATCAATTCGTTATTATTTACTTCTTTAATTTTACATTTTCTTGCAAATATTTTATTAGATATTCTATTTAATTTATTCAATATCATTGATTTGATTATTTCTTGTTTATAAACCCAATCGTCTTCATAAATATGTATTAACTGAATTCCATTTCTTGTACATAAATCGGTTTTCATTTTATGATAATTATTATCACAATATAACTCGTTATGCCAATATACACCATTAAATTCAAATGCTAATTTTAAGTCAGGTAAATAAATATCTAATTCATACGGGTTTATTATTTTTCTATCATTTTCTATAATATCACCATTATAATTTTCTTTAATAAAATTTAACAATTTAATTTCTAATCCTGATGTATGTAACCCAATAGGGTTACAAATTATACACGGTATGGTATTTGAATGTAATCTTTGGTTAAGAAGAACGTAATTAATTATATATTCATTGTTACACAATGGACATTTAACTAAATATTTTTTATCATAATAATTTAATAAATCTATATTATATTTTTCTTTATATAATTTTTTATTTTTAATAAATAAAGTTGATAATATATTATTTTTAATTTTATTAGATATATGTAAATTACATGATGGTACATGTGATCCATATTTTTCTAAATTTGTATTAATTGTATTATTTCTAATAATATTGTTTTGTTGTGGATGTTTAAATCCATATTTTTTTAAATTAGTTTTTATTATTTTTTCTTTTATAAATTCATTCTGAAAAACATTTTCAACTCCATATTTTTCTAAATTTGTATTAATTAATTTTTGTTTTATTTCTTCCGAATACATAGGATGTTCAACACCATACTTATCAGTTAATGTTTTCTTAATTTTATCTTTAATATTGTCATTTAAAAGAGGTGTTATATTTCCATATTTTTGTAAATTAGTATTATCTTTCTTTTTTTTAATATCAGGTGATGACAATCCATAATCATATCCATATTTTTCTAAATTAGTACTAATTAACTTTTGTTTTATTTCTTCCGAATGCATTGGATGATCAACACCATACTTATCAATTAATGTTTTTTTAGATTTTTCTTTTATTTCTTCTAATTGAAAAACATTATCAACACCATATTTATTTTGTAATCTCTTTTTACATTTATTGTTTGCGCATTTCTTACTACAACAATAATCTTCTTTTAAACCATTAGTATTCTTGTAATAATTATGATATTGGGTTTTTTTGGTTTTTCCACATATATCACATTTAACATCTATTTTATAATGACTACTATGTGGTAAATCTGTTATTTTAACAATAGAATTATCAGTTGAAACATCATATCCAATTGATTTATAATAATTCTTTAATTTTCTATTGTTTACAGTTATATATTCATCTATTATCATAATTTAACTTTCATCTCGTTAACAGGAAATCCTTGTTTTTGATAGATTTTATCTCTTCTACTTATATATTGATTATATAATATGTTATTATACTTTTTTGATAATTTATCTGTAATATCAAATACTACTAATTTACTCTTTTCTTTATGCAACCTTAATCCCCTACCAATGGACTGTCTAATTAATTTATCAGATTTAAAACTATCCGCAAAAACAATATTAAATATCGATTTTATGTTTATTCCTGTTGAAAAAGTACCAAAAGATGCAACCAATATTTTTGGTTTATCTTCTGTTATTTCCATTAATTTTTTAATAGTTTCTCTTTTTTCTTTTATTGTTGTACCGTCAACATAATATAAATGTTTATTTATACAATTATCTCTTAAATATTCATATAACATTTTACCATACTCTATATTATGGAATAATATTAATGAGTTATTATTAAATCTGTCACATAATTTTTTAAAAAATAATTTTCTTCTTAGTGATTTCTGAACAAATTCTTTTTCAAGTAAATAGGCTCTTTTCCCATCCCCTCTTTTTTTAATCATAAAAACATTTTCAGCAAACTCATTTTCATTGTGATCTAATATTATTGAATTAATTTTTACTTTTGATACTAAACCTTTGTCCATTAATTCTTTTGCTTTAACAGTAATTAATTTTGGACCCATTAAGGATTGTATGGTAAGATATTCAGCAGAATCATTATTGGGATATGTACCAGATAAACCAATACGATATTTGGCAAATCCAAAAGTTTTTGATAGTATGGTATCTAAACTCTTACTTTTTGCAGTATGTGATTCATCACATACTACAACATCAAATTGTTCAAAAAATTCTTTTGGATAATTAATTAAACTTTGATATGTTCCGATAAAAACATTTGGTTTAATTCCATCTCTTACTTTTCTTGGTTTATCAGAAAATATCTCTTCTACTCTTAAATCAAATGGTTCTTTTTGTTCCTTATTATAACCTAAATTATAATCAATAATATCGTCATAAAACTGAGTTACCAAACTCATTTGAGGAACTATAAGTAAGAATTTATAATCAGGATTAATATATTTAAGAATATAGAACATAAATACTGCAAAAATTAGAGATTTACCACCTGCGGTTGCCACTTCAACTATACCAAACTTATATTTTAACATATTAAAAACTGCATCAGTTTGGTGTTCATATGGTATAAAATATCCTTCTGGATTATTTTCAGTTGGTTTTACTCTATAATCTTTAAAATATTCTGTGCAAAAATTTACAATATCTTCTTTTTTTATATCTAAATCAAATGGAAATTGTGATTTATCTATTTCAAATTTATAACCATGATCTTTACAACATTTATATATCTCCTTCCAAAGACCATATCTCATTATACCGTTTTTAAAATGATCTATACTACCATCCCATAATCCCATCTTATGTCTTTTTTTAAAAAAATAGTTATCTACTTTTCTGGTAAGATGTAATTTAAGTTGATGATATTCTTCTCGTGTTGATTCTTTTAAAACGATTTTACTTTTATCTTCTGTTATATTTAATTTCATTTTCTTAATTTTCTTATAAATTTATTATTAAACAAATAACAATAAATTATCCATTTTTGTAATTTATACCATCTATATATTTTTATATAAAATGGTTCATTATCCATTTCTTTTAATAAATCATCTATTATTTCGATATTATAACTCATATTATAACCCTAATGCGTTCATTAATTCAATTCTATTCTTCACTGCATAATTGAGTGATTCTAAATTAGATGCAGTATCTCTTAAAAATTGAATATGTATTTCTAGTAATTCACTTCTTTGTCTAATTCTTGCAATATCAGCTTCAACTAATGATTTTTTAGCAGTATCATTTTTAACATTTAATTGATATTTAGTAGAATAAAATTCATATCTTTGTTTTATTAATTCTTTTATTTGTGTATTATTTTTAGATAACATTAAAGCATAAGTTTTTATTTCTTCTGATGCTATTTGACTATAACTAATTATTTCTGCTTGATACTCTATTAATTTTTTAATATCAGCATATATATTTCTAGTTTGTTGTTTTACTATTTTTGACCAATTTTTAGATTCGATATCCATTTTATTTTCTAATGATTTAGTATCTTCAATAAAAATATTTAATTTATCATCATTATTTGCCATTTTAATAATTTATTTTTAAATGATATAGGTTTATATTCTAATAAAGTTTAGAACAAAATAGTAATCAAATTTATATAATTTTGATGTTTTTGTTTGTTTATAATTTAATTCTACATTATTTTCAAAAATAATTGAATTTGCATTTTTTATTAAATTATCTTGATTTTTAATATTTACATCAAATTTTGGATTATATTGTAAATTTGATTTTTTATTAAAATCCCCATCATCTAATGTTTTATATTCAACATAGAAATTAATTGTATTTAATTCATATCTATTTAATATATTTTTATCAATATAATTTTTAATATAAAGGTTTATATTGTTACCTAAAACATCATTATATTTTATTCCTTTAAATACTCTTTTTTCTTTTATTTTATAAAATAAATATTCTTTTAATATATTTCTCCATTGTATATTTATAGTCCAATTTGTATTTGTTATTTTATCCATATCAGATTGAGGTGATAATACAATTGTATGATTATTATTTTTTATATCAATTAAATCTATTAAATATATTTTCTCATTCTCATATATATCATTATAGTATTGATAACCATTGTTATTTGTATTATCATTTATTTCACTATATTGTATCGTCTTTTCATCAATTATTATAGTATTCTCAACATTTATCATTTTTGAACCAAAAAATGTCCTTGGTTCATAATATGATTTTGTTCCTATTATTGGTTCACTTTTAAATCTTGTTATTATTAAATCGTTTTTCATAATATATTATATGTTTTTATTTATACTGCAATTCCACCTGAAAAGTATATATTCCTAACATTAACTGATATTACTCCATGATCAGGATTTGTTAATATAGTAAATGGTTTATTACTCCAATCTTCGTTATCTCTAACACATTGAACTGTTATTGAACTAATTCCACTACTGCCACTTGATGGATAAACATTAAAATAGGTACCATATGTATTATTTATTGTCCAATTAGAACTAGATGTTATTTCAATTATAACTTGATATACAATTGAATATCCACCATGTTGAAATATTACTGATATTGGACTAATATATATACCATTTAACGTAGTTACTGATTTAGTTTCACCTAAAAATAATTGTTCACCAACTTTTACATATGATCTATAATAATATGTTGTACCTGGTAATAAATTACTAATTAAAGAATTATAACTATTTGTTGATAATGAACTATTGTGATTAATAGATTGAAGTGGTATAAATGTATTAGATAATGAGTATTGTATACCATATTCAGTAATAAAATAAATATCACCATCTGTTATAATACCGCCAGCTCTAAAGGATTTCATTGTTAAATCAGTATAATTTGTTGTTGATAATGTTATATCCAATATATGTTCAAATTCCCATATATAAGTATCAGCAAATTCAATATTTGATATATCTGTAGTACCTGGATTCATAGATTGATTATTATTAATAATTTTACCCCCTCCTATAATATATCCTTTGTTATTTGATGTAGCAAATGCACAATATGTTCTATTTATACCTGTAAATGATAAATTATCGTATTCTTGAACGACTATAGAATTTATTCTATTAACATACATCTTATTATCTATATCTGATGAAAATTTATTTGATAGTGTCATATATATTTTATTACCATTTAAAAGAAATGATGATCCACTTCCTCCTAATTGTTCAATATCAGTAAGACTAAAATTATATATTGTTATATTATCATTACTACTAGATGATGATATACTATTATATTTATAAATATTAGTACCTGTATTAGTTGTGTTATCTATATTTATATAACCACCAATTTTATAATATTTATCATCGTAAATGACACTTGAACTATCATATGTTCTTTGTGAACTTATAGCACTATTATCCATTTGTTCATTGATTCCACCATAGGCATTAATAGTGTATTTTTTATCAGATAATCCAGATGATGTTCTACCTCCTCTTATACATAAAAAATCACCTTTTACAAATGAATCAGCATAAGCTAATCCCGCTGATAATGTAAAATGATAAGAATCGAATGTATTTAAATTTATATTATATCTAGATATTGATGTAATATATCCTGTAGAATTTATACCACCTGTTATATATATGTGTGTTCCATCTGTACATATTGATGAAAATGCTCTAGGTATATTATTATCTAATTCTGTTATAATTTTAGTATTTACATTATATTTATAAAAATCACTCTTATAACCAACTGATGATCTACCCATACCATAATAAATATAATCACCGATTCCTATTGCTACCATACCAATTCTACCATTTGATCCAAAAATAGGTTCTTGTTCCTTTACTACTTTCCAATATTGCTCAACTTCAATTGTTTCTTCTACAAATACTCTATTATTTGTATCTTCTTGATTTAAATCAAATATATTAACCGGATATTCTACTGCAAATACAATTTTCTTCTCTGTAAATCCACCAACCAAAGGAAATGTTATATTATCGAATGATACATCGACTTCTAATGTACCTACTGATACTGTTTGTTCACTCATTATATGATAATCTAACATAGAATCATCTATTATCATCAATTTAACAGTAGCATTATGAGTTGGTTTAATATTATTTCTACCATTATTTCTAAATTTCATACTAAAATCATATGATTGATTTGGTATGTATGTTATACCAGTTTGCAATTCATATTCTAATATTTCGTAATTAATATCATCATTATATAGATCAAATCTTATATCATTATTACTATATAATATTTCACTTGGTTCTTCTAAACTATAAAATTCAAATCTACAAACAGTTGTAGTTTTTATTTGATTATCATCATATTCTATTGGTCTATTAAATTCTATATTTTTTTGTATTGTAACATCTTTTCCTATTGTACCCAATGATTCATCAGATATTAATGTACTAGATTGTTGATTTAACTTATCATAATATAATTTAACACCATATGTTTTAGAAACAATTGATAAATTAGTTACATTAAATCTAAATGTTATTTTATCGCTAGGGTTATTCTTATTAAATCCATATATCATATTATAAGTTGTTACTGCTGCACCACTTCTTCTAGATGCTTCTCCTCCCACTTGTTCTTCACCGGTTGTATAAAATTCTAATCCTAATGGATCAGATACTGAAATACTATTAACAGATAGTATTGCTTGATATGATATAATATAAGTTGGAGACTTAACAAAATCTGAATATAATGTATGTTCATTTAATGTTTTTAAATAAAAATTACTATCCCACGAAGATAAAAATATATTTCTACTTGTTTGTGATAATCCAATTTCATCAACCATTGGATATATACTTCTATCAGTAGATATATTATTTAATTTTAGAAAATTACCATCATCACTAACTTTCGAATATACCATTTCTCTTATTGTTCCAAAATCAGATACATCATTATCAAAACAATAATTTTTATCTAATCCATAATACCTATTTTCATCTGACCAATAATATAAAGGTTTAAATACATTAATATCATGAAATACTGGATCATAATACCCGATAAATCTTTTAATTAATTTATCATTCTCTATTCTTTCGCCATGCCTTACTATATTTATAGTTTCATCTTTTTTATTAATAACTATTTTTCTAGATAATGGTTGATCTATTATAGATTGAGTAACAGGCATATCATCTAGATATATCATATACTTATCATAGATATTATAAGATGGTCCTTTTATTGGATAAATATTATAAGAATTTTTCTTTAATAAAATATCATCAGGTAAAGATACTTCAACATAAAAACTAGGTATCTTATTATTTAATTGATTTAATTTAAATTTACTAACATTATTACCATTTATTTCATAATATATTATATGTTGATCAAATATACCCTTTTCATTTAAATTATTCATCGATTGAATAAAATAATAAGCTGTTAATTTATTTGGATCATATGTATTGATAGATAATCCATCTACAGATGGCATAGTATTATAATCATCTTTAGTTTTAGAATAATATATACCATTTGATTCTCCAAATACTTTAGTATTATTAAATGATATCCATTCTTTATTTATTGGTATATTTTGATTTATTATTATAATAATATTTTTAAAATTATAATTGACAATAACATGTATACCATTCTTATCGGGTGAGTCTAATGTAGCATTTAAATCGTCAATTGGTGATGATACACTATTTATAAAAATAGGATTACTATATACTCCTGAATTTTCATCAAAATCATAATAATGATATCTATCATTTAATATAACAGATAGTTTATATTCATTAAAAATATTACCACCTCCTGGTATTATACTTCTAATTGATCCGTCATTATTAAATACAATATCTTCAATTGAATTTATTTTATATTCAATTCCTCTAAATAATGATGATGCTGGTAATTCATTATCACCTCCATTAAAATATGAATATTTTTTATAATATTTTTTATATAAATTTCCATTATCTTCTATATACATTTTATTATTAAAGAAATACTTAAAATAATCAAAGTAATTGGCTTCATATAGTGATAAGTCAAATTTATCATTATCTAATAATGATGTTTGAATATTAGTGCTTTGGTTTAAATAGTAATTAAATTCTATTTCTGTTACTATAATTTCTTTAAATGTACAATTTACATATCCACTATATAATGTTATATAACCATTTTTACATTTACCCATGAATGATATAATCACATCATTTCCGGTTGTAAATTGATTTGATTTACCATTATCAAAAGAACTATCATATATACCAACAGACCAATTATTATTGGGTATTGCATCATCAATTGTTATCCTTAAATATACATAATAGTAATTATCTGTACCTAAATATGTAGTATAAATAGATTTATTTTCTGATGTGTTATTTGAACATATTAATGTATTATTTAAGTACGTCCAATATGTGCCTGTGTCCCATTCACCTGCATTAAATTGTTCAACAACATTATCATCTTTTTTACTAAAAAAATTACCAATTCTATAAAAATAGTCATGTGTTTTTTCTTTAACACTAGATACTGATGTATCACAATTTGTAGTTCTATTATAAACACCGCCGTGTTTTTTAGAGTTATTTAATTTATAGATATAATCAGAATGACTTATAGAACCAATATATCCCCATTTACATATATTTTGGTTCTTTTCCCATATATAACTTATACTATTATCCAATAATTCAAATGTTTCGTCACCTGCTGAATATTCTGATGATATATTTAATGGTTTGTATTGTCCATTGCTTCCTTTATCATGTGTTTTAACTCTTTTTGGTACACTAAAATCTCTATATTCAATTGCATTTAATTTATCTTCTTCTGTTTCTACATAAACATTTTTTTCATATTCAAAATCAGAATATCTTGTATTTATTCTATCAAAGTCAAAATCTTTTATATCAGAAAATTTTAATCTATAAATATTATATTGTAATGGTATATCATCATTTACTATTTTCTTTGTTATAGTATTATTAACACCACCTTTCCAATATTTTAAATATTTATTATCAGATGTAATTGCATAATCTCCGCCTATATAAAAATTATTAATATATTTATTAGTTGTGTTATCAAAATATTTATCATTTTTTAAAACATGATATATACCATCAATTTCAATTAAATATAAATCAGCTGGTAATTCATCAACGTGTCCTTCATTATTAATAAATTTATCTATTGTTAATTCAAGTTGATCATTTAAATTTTTTATATTTGTTCTGTTATTTACATATTCTATTTTAATTTTATTAGAATTAAATATAGTCATATCATTTGATGATATATCAAAATCTGATATTAATTTATAATAACCATTGTTCAGTTTTTTTATTTCGTAAAGTTTGTTATTATACATTATCCATCCATTTTCTTTTATTTTATTAGTAAATGGGTTTACTGCATTATCATTATTATCAACAAATATATTATTTTCTATTCTTATATTTACATTATCATCAAGATCATCAAGATCATAAGTTGTTAAAGATTTTATATGTTCAAATTTATCGATATAAAATCCAAAATATCTATTAATAGAATATTCATTGTATTTATCTGGATCTCCTGGTTTATCATCAAATAAATATTTAATATTAAGTATATATGGATATATTAATCCGTTATTTTCAAATCCTTTTGTTATAAAATCTTCTAATACAAAATGGGGATTTTCATAATATAATTTATCATCTAGTATTGTTTCGCTAGTTGTATAAATACCATTTTTATAATTTAATCCAGACCATTTTGAAAAGTTAAACTTTTTAGTATCAAAAAAGAATGAAAATTCAGGAAATCTATTATTATCATTTATATTTCTTTTTAAGAAATTACCAAAATTAGAGTTTTCACTTAGATCTATAACTTTTACACATTTCCATTTATCAATTATTTCACTTCTAAAATTATCTTTATTTAAACCAATTAATCTATAATCAGTATCATAAATATCATAAATACCTGGATCATCTACTCTTAATATTATAAATTTCTCTGGTATATTACCCTTCTTAATATATAATGGTGCAAAATATTCAAATTCTTCGTTATACCATTGATCTTCAGCATTTTTAGCACCCGCAAAATATGTATCATCAAATTGATTGTTGAATGAATCATACATTATATTTACATCAAAATCAGTTTTAGGTGAAAATGCTAAGTTTTTTGGCAAAGAGTCATAGTATTTTGGTAATTCATCTTCTAATAATGCCTCTTTATTTAATAATTTATGTTTATACTTATCATCACTTAACTCTTTACAAGAATCAAAACTTTCAAAATATAAATTATATTTACTATCAACAACTAATTTAATATTAGTTGTTAATCTTGGATTAGTTCGTATTAGTTGAAAACTTTTTTCCATTTATTAGTTATTTTTTCTTTTAATATTAAATTTAACACTAAATTCAAAACTAGAATTTAATGATGATGGATTTAATCTAATTCTTATGGATTTATTATGCTCTACTTGTGATAATGTATTTAAATTTACAATTGTGTCAATTGCCGTTTTAAATCTCCAATATATATTAAATGGAATAATAATATAATTAGATGGATTAACTGATTTAAAGTTAGTTCCAATATTTTCTATTGATATTAAATCATTTATCGAATTAACAGATGGACATATTAAAGTTGCTAAAGTATCACCAATATACCAATCATTATTAGTAAGTGGCGTTCCTTCTCCTAATGCGTTATAACCATTTCCTTCTAGATTACCATCTTTACCTTTATTTATATAATCTCCACTAAGACCTGGTAATTTATCTGTGCTAATTATAGCACTATTTATCTTAGAGTATCCTGGTATTGATGGATCATGAAAAGTATTACCACTATATAATAAATCACCGCCTGATTTATCACAGAAATAGATAAATTGATTTGGTTCTTGTACAACAAATTGATTATCTTTATCAACCAAACATGGTAAATTATCATAACCTGTTCTTATTGTAGTTCCGCTATTATAATTATCTCTAACTAAAAATGATAATTGTGTATTTGATATATTTTCTAGTTTTATATAATAATCTGTATTAACATATATATTATTTTTGTACTGTGATCCAATTGTTCTTATTGCGTTCTTTTCACATATAAAATCTAAATTAACTGTTGAATTATTATCTACATTTATTTCATCTATACCATTAAAAATAGATACTTTTAATTTACCTTTAGCAGAATATACAATATCTTCTAAACTTTTTATTTTATTTGTAAGATATTCAAGATATTCTTTTAATGTAAAGGATTCACCTGTATCATCCTTATATCCTGTTTGTATATTATCATCATAGTGAGCAATAAATTGATCATTTAATGTAAAAGAATCTCTAACATGTCTATTTATTCCTTTTGATTCTAATGTTTGTTCAAATTGAATAACCATGTTATCTTGTGATGCTTCTTCTAATATATATTGATTAGAATCTAATATATCATTTAGATCATCTGGGAATTCAACTGTTATAATATCTGACCAATCACTTTCTATTATTGAATCTGGATATCCAACTTCTGATATTGATGATACTCTAATTTCAACTTTTTCCCCTTGTTGTATTGGTATATCTAATTGATTAATATTAGGAGTATCTGCTTCTGATATATCTTCTATTTTCCATACCCACTCTCTTTTCATGTCATCGTATACTCTCTTTCTTAAATCTGATTTTATTGATACCCAGTTTGAAAAATAACCAGTTTTTCTAACCTCTTCATTTGATGTAATTACACTATATCCTTCTGTTTGATTTTCTAATCCACTTTTAGATGAATATCTATATTGTATATTAAATTGTACTACCTCTTGTGGTCTATATCCAGCTTGTGTCTTTGGTTCTGGCATATTCCAAAATCCCCTTACTCTAAATTTAGGTTCACTTTTTGTTAATGTATTACTTTGACTCTTTATCTGTGTAGTTATAGATTGCATCAATTTAGATAATGATTCTTGTTCTTGTACCAATTTAGTTAATTCATTTTGAGATTTATCTTTTTCTGCAATTGTTTGGTATTTTTTTACAGATAACTCTTTATTTTTTTGTGATATTGAATTATTTACCTGATCTAATTTTGTTTTTATCTTATTCTTTTCTGAATTTAGATCTTTTAATTTTTTAGTATCAGACGTATTAGTTAAATGTTTATTTATTTGAACAACTTTAAAATTTTCATTATTTAATACTGGTGAATCTGGTTTTATTGCATATTGACTTGGTATGGTTTTATTTATTAAATCTCTTAATAATTCACCATAATCATAAACAGTGTCTAAGTAATATTTTGCCATAGATACACTATTATCAGTACTTAATACTAAATCGTTTGTGTATAATCCAGTACCTTTAGACCAAACACTTCCTTTAATTCTATTTTTACTATTTGTTGGTTTCATAAAAACAACAAGGTATTCATCAAAACCAACTGATATATTAACAGTTTTTTTAATACTTACATTACCATAAAATTTTAAAATATTTGTTCCTGTTGGAAGCGGATCAAAACCTTCAATTCGTTCTACCCTTATTCTAAAATCAGATTCTGCTACACTAGTTTCTATAATCTTCCATCTAGTAACAGACTCTTGTTTATTTAAAACTAATTCATCACCTGATTTAAGTGTTTTTTCTTCTCCGTTTAATGTTGCATAATTAAATGGGTAAATATGATACCACATTTTATTATTTATTGTATCTATATCTTGTTTTAAAATTGAAAATATACCATGTTCTGTTATTTCTTGATAATCAAATGTAAAATGTTGTTCATCATAATTCATTGTTCTATTATTTATAACACCTAAATTTGTAGGATTAGTATACCAATTAATAAAGTCATTATAATTTATATTATCATTATTAACAAATTTATCAATAAAATCATTTCTAGATTTTAATCCATTAGTTGTATATTCACCATCAGAATCTCTTTCAAATGATACTATATATCTTCTTGATATAACACCATCTACTGTTCTATCAACTTTATCAGTCATATCAAACTGTAAAGAAATTAAAGGATTCATTAATGATTCAAAAAACCAATTATTTTTTGAATTAAATTGAGTAACTTTACCTAGTAAATTAATATTATTTGGTTCTCTATTTAAATCTGATAAATATACTTTTTTAGTTGATTTTCCATCTATTATATGTACATTATTATCATTTAAACCTGATAATCTCATAATATTATTATTTATAGTATTAATATCACTTTGTAATTTACCCACTGTTGGTAATGAATAATTTGTTTCATTTCCTTGTTCATCTAATTGGGTTACATTTACAACAGAATCACTACTTGATACAATATCACTGATTCTACTTAAAACTTCAACAGAATTTTTATTTAGTAAACTAATTTGTTCTGCAATACTTACAAAACTATTCTTTTTTGATGGCATATTGTTGTTATTAATTTTTATTATATATAAATATAATATGGTTAATCAATAGTAAAATAATAATAAACCTTATTATATATATTTGTATTTATTGACCATTTATATTTAAATGGCATTTTTTTAAAAATATTATCATTTATTATATTATATAAATATTTTTTATTTATAACATCATTATTACTTGATTCTATAATCACACAAAATTTATTATTATTTATTGATATATAAACATCAATATCATCATATAAATGCAAAACATTTATAAATACTTTTTTATAATGATTTATTAATTTTAAAGTAGATAAAAATTTATTAGATAATATATCAATATTTATATCGGTATCATTTGATATTATAATATCTGATATTTTTTTAATATCAATAGTTTTATACTTAAATTTACCTATATTTATTCTTTTGTTATTTATAATATACCCAAAATTTAAATACGAATAATGATCAATACCAATATAAAATTTTATCTGAATATTATTATCAGTATATAAATCAATAGATGTAACAACAGTAGATAATATTTTACTATATTTAAATTCTCTTTTTACATCTGTACTATTAATACTATTAGTTTCAAAATAAATATCATAATTATCGTGATTTAAAGAGTTATTAATACCTTTAATATATTGATTATTTAAAATAAATTTAAGTTTTAAATTTTTTAACCTATTAATAAAATTATAAAATAAACTATTTGATACAATTTTTAATGATTCTAATATAACATCATCTTTAACATCTAATTCATTATCATTATTAATAACAGTTATTTTATAATATTTATCTATTAAATTTTTTGCAGATTCTAATGATGATAATCCATCATTATAATATTTCTCTATCTCTTTATTTATATCTATATGTTTTTTATAATTTGGTGATAATAAATTATCAGTAAATATGGTAGCCTTATCTTCTGACATATCTTTATTCTTTATTAATTCATTAACAATATTTTTCCTGATTTTTTCTTTAAATCCTTTAAAAAGAATAGAATAAGCATCATCACCTGTATTTAATTTATAATCTTTAAATGATACTTTAAATTGTGTATTTCTATATGGTCTATAAAAAAAATTATTAAAATAATCTGACATTTAAATATGAGTTTTTATGTATATATAAAATAAAAAAGGTGAATTTTTAGATTCACCTTTTAAATAAAAAAATTATTATTTTACAAAATCTCTTGCTTTTTCAGGACCTATATATTTTTTATATTCATCAATTAAAAATTGAGCAAATCTTTTTGTTTTATAATAATCTGTATCCATTTTTACACCACCAATCAAAAAAACAGCTGATGATAATTCTTCATCAAGAGACCATTGTACTTCAATTGTAATTTTTTCGTCACCTGTATTATAATGATATTGACCAGGTAGGTAATAAGGCGTTCTAATACCTATGTTTTTTGATACTGTGATCTTTGATGGATCAAAATTATTTTTAATTTTTGATACTATTTTATCAAATATCCAATCATCTTTTCTTTCTTCTGATTTTAATTTTGATTTTTTACCGAAAAAATCTATTTCTTCATTTACAAAATTTTCAAAATTTTTAATATTTTTCATAATCGTTTTTTTTTGGTTCTACCATATTTTAATATTATATATTTAATTTAAAAACTCGATTTTTAATTAAATTCTTCAAATTTTAAGATTGTTCTATCAGAAAACATTTCTATTTCATAATTTTTATTTTCTTTTACTGGTACCATCTTAAATAATTGATCTTTTGTTATTTCTACCCCCTTTTCGTCAACTGGTACAACATTCCATACATATTCTTCTATTTCTCCTTTTTCTGTATTAATAGTTAATTTAGCAGTAATTGGTTTTCCTGTTACTTTTAATACTTCTCCCCACAAATCAATATTTTCTGGTTTACCATATTTTTCGTTTTTAATAATTTTAACGAAATCACCTTTCTCGTAAAAAATATTAAATGTTTTATCATTATAAATTTTAATTTTCATATCACCATTTTTATTTTTAACTATATATTAAATCTTATCTTTCAATTTCCATTCTTTATCTTTTATAGACCAATATGCTGACCATGTTTCATTGTTATAATTAATAACAACTTGCATCCAATCCTCATTATCATTCCAATATGGAGATATAACAATTTCTGAATTAATATATCTATCTGTATCAAATAAATTGACTTTTATTATATCACCAATCTTATATTTCTTAAACTTATTTAAAGTTTTATCTATACTATTTTGTTTAGTTTTTATAAGACTATTTACACTTTCACTAACAAATTGTTTAAACGTTTTCATATTTTTAATTTTTTCTCATTTTTTTTATAAAACTATATATTAATTTAAAAAACTAACTTTTTAAAAACATTTTATCATATTCAATCTATATTTTAAAAAACTATTTTATATTTAAATGTACGAAAACAAAATTTATCACCCCCTAAAATATAACCCAAGGGATATACAAATAGATGCATTAAACTTTACCAAAACAAATATAAACAGAGGCAAAAAATATATACTTATTAATGCTCCAACAGGAATAGGTAAATCATTTTTTTCTGTTATGTTCATGAATTGGTATTTAAACTATATAAACGATGATGCAAGATTCGATATACTAACTAATAGTAAAATACTTCAAAATCAATATGTTAAAGAATTCCCTTTTATGAAAAGTTTAAAGGGTAGAAATAGTTATACATGTGATACTTATAATTGTTCTTGTGCAGAAGGTAAAGAATTTAATAAGGCATTAAAGAAAAAATGTACAGATTGTCCTTATGATAGAGCCTTTTCTGAATGGAAATCAACAAATACAGCGATGACCAATTTTCACTTGTTTAATACAATTCATTTATTTTTACCTAAATTAATAGAAGAAAAAAAATCTAATGTATTAATAATAGATGAAGCAGACTCATTTGAATCAGTATTATGTGATTACATATCAATGAAAATATCACACAGAAGTTTAAAATTAATGGGGTTTAATGACACTAATATTAATCATGTATATCGTGAAATATCAAAAGTTAAGAACATATTTCATTATATTGATTTTGTTAAAAATTACTTTTTAAATATATTGGATGAAATATCAGAATCATTATTACAGAAATTGGGAAATCCTTCTATTATACAGTCTGAAAAAATTAAAATTAGTAAATATATAACAAATATAAATGGAGCAAAAGAATCATATACTGCATTTATAAATGATATAGATGGAGAAGAAGGTAATATTAATAATTGGGTTATTGATATAGATAAAGATGAATCTAAAATATTTCCAACTAACTATTCAATTCAACCAGTATGGTCAAATAAATATTTATATGATGTTATTTGGAAACATTATGATCATGTTATATTTATGTCTGGTACTATATTAGACAAAGATATGTTTGCATATATGAATGGATTAGATACTAAATTATGCTGCTATTACAGTGTACCATCACCATTTAAAGTTAGAAATAGACCAATTTATTATATAAAAGTTGGTAAAATGACATATACAGAAAAAGAAAAAACATGGGAAAAACAAAAACTAATTATAGATAAAATAATAAAGAAGAATAAAAATAATAAAGGTATAATTCATACAACAAATTATGAACTATCAAATTGGTTACAAGAATATTATAAAAATGATGATAGATTTATATTCCATAAATCAGATGATAGAGATCAAGCATTATATAAACATATAACATCCACTAAACCAACAATATTGGTAAGTCCTTCGATGATGTCCGGTGTAGACCTTAAAGATGAATTATCTAGATTTCAAATAATCATGAAGATACCATATCCAAATATTTCAAGTAATAAAATTAAAAAAAGACAAAAAGATAATAAAGATTGGTATTCATGGAGGACTGTTGCTGATATTATACAAAGTTATGGTCGCTCTATTAGATCAGATGATGATTTTGCAGAAACTTATATAATTGATGAATCTTTTTCTAATATATTAAGATATAATTATAAATTTTTACCCGATTGGTTTACTGATGCTATTAAGACACTCAAATAATTTTTCTTCTATATTTTCATCATATTTTATCCTTAATAAATTAATATTGTTATTTTTACAGTATTCGTTTTTTATTTGATCTCTTTTTTTAATTATTTTTAATTGGGTTTTTCCTCCCCAAATTTCTTTAGTTTTAAAATGTTGTTCTCCGTCATATTCTATACATAAATTATATTTTGATAAATATAAATCAAATGGTAATGGGTATTTATATCTACAATCTTTAAATCTTTTTTTGTGACTCAAATTTTATATTATTTTTGTTTAAATATTTTTTTATTTCTTTTTCTCATCTAGATTCATTACACATATAACACCCATTATTTTGAATATGTGCATCTGGTTTTTGTTCAAAAATACCATGTTTAGGGCATATTATTTTAACTTTAGTCGAGTTATTTTTATATTCAACTAAAGAATAATCATACTTATTACCATGAATTTTTTAGCTTCTTCTATAAATTGTTCAGTTGTTTTTCTTGTCATTTAAACAATTTATTATTTTTTCTAATTGTTTTTCTATCCAATTATTCATTTTGTAACTATTTTTATTACAGTATTCTTTAATATCATTATGCAATTTTGGTGATATTTTAATTGTTTTAAACTGGCTCATTTCTATTTTTTTATCCATAAACATTTTTATTTTTTAACTATATATAAAAAACAAAAGTGTAAAAATGTGTAATTAAAATAAAAAATAATAAAATAATCATGAATGAATCTAATTTAACAAACGGAGAAATTAAAGAGTTAAGAGATAAACTTAATAATGAACATATTAAGTTTGAACCCAATTTATTAAACAATAATAGATTTGAAATATATTCAGTCTTAAAAGATAAAAGTACAATTAAAATAGGTGATATAGAAGATCGTGGTATTATATCTGATTTTTTTATAGATGATAATATGATATATGTTAGATACGCAAATATATTAAGAGGACATGACAAAATAAAGATTAAGAAAAACGTATGTAAATTATAATGAAAAAAGATATAAAAATAAATTCCATATATGATGACGTAATATCAGAATACAAAGAATTTGGTATGGATATGATATGGGTTATGAAGGACGGGAAAGAAATTAAAATAAAAAATATGGAAACATCACATGTTAAAAATTGTATTAATATGTTAAATAGAAAAAGAGAAAATGAAACTAGAATAGCATGGATTGATATTTTCACAGATGTATTAATGAAAAGAAGAGAAAACAAATTAAATAAAATATTAGATAACATAAATGAGAACAGAATATGAATATGGTGAAAAAAATGTTTTTTATGTTAAAAAAACAAAAGATCTAAAATTATTTAATAATAGTATAATTAAAATTTATAATTGTACTAATTCAGAAGACTTTTATGAAGTAAAAATAAATTATGATTTATATAAAAGATTAGTTAAATTAAATAAAATATCAAAATCAGAAAAAATAGACAATATTATTAAAATGGTCGATTATATTGAGAAAAATATGACATCATTTAATAATATATTTGAACATGAATTGGTTAAAGAATTAACAAAAGAAATTGATAAACAGATACTTAAAAATTTATTAGATTTAAAATGATAAACGAAATAATAATATTTAAAGTAAATATTGATGATTATTATGATAGACAATTAATAGAACAACAAATGTTAAAATATCCATTTATTGAATCTATGGGAGTTAGTAGAATTGATGCTAAAATGTTAATAAAAATAAAAACTGATATATTAACTGAAAGAAAAAATAAATTAAATAAATTACTTAATAAACCATCAGATATTGATATATTCTTAGAAAAGTATAAAAATAAAATTCAATATGTTGATCTTTTTAAAAATATCAACAAAAACGACTTAAATTAAAAAATAAAAATATGATGTGATATTAAAATTTTGGTATTATGGTGATTGTAACTTACAAATTGTAAAAAAGTTTAAGAAAGTAAACGATTATGGTACAACAATTTGGCCATATTTCCAAGTTCAATTATCTAAAAATACAATAGATATAATTTTTAATGAAAAATATGAAATATTGCAACAACTATTTCGTAGAATTAAGATAGAAAAAATGAATACTAATAGTATTAAATTTGATAATGAATTTTTAATATTTTATATAGAAAATATTGATAATATAAACATAACAAAATAAAGAATATGGCAAACTTAAAAGAATTGTTGTTTTGGGAAAAGTATAGACCAAAAACATTAAAACAGATGATATTAATACCTAGAATAGAATCCATTATTAATAATGGTGTCTTTGATAATAAGATTTTATATGGTACACCAGGCACAGGAAAAAGCACATTAGCGAATATATTATCAGAACAAAACAGTTTTATTAAAATAAATGCATCAATGGAGAATGGAATTGATGTATTAAGAAATACAATTGATAATTATATAGATACATTGGATTTTAGTTCTATAGATGGATATAAAGTTATATATTTAGATGAATTTGATAGAGCGAGTGTTCAATTACAAGATGCATTAAAAGGATATGTTGAGACTCATCATGATAGGGTTAGATTTATATTTACTACGAATCATATTCATAAAATAACACCAGAATTAAGATCCAGATTTACTGAAATTTGTTTTAATCCAATTGGTTCAAATGAAAGAAAATTTTTATATGAAAAACAAGTTAATTATTTAAGGGCAATTTGTAAAAAAGAGAATTGTGATTTATATAATGATAAAGAACCATTTAAAAAAATTGTTAATAAATATTTTCCAGATTTAAGAAAATCTATACAATTATTAGGACATATTATAAAATCAGGTGATTTATCTATAATAGAATCCGATATAAATACAGAAGTTGTTGATGTATATAAATTTATAATTGATGGTGATTTAAATCCTATTATAAACTATGATTATGTCATGAATAATTTTTATACAAATTATGAAGAAGTATTTGAACAATTAGGAAGACCTTTTTTTGAATATCTAAAAGAATACCATATCGAAAAAATATTAGAAAAGGGTTCATTAATATTAAATATTCAAAATGAATATAATAATAATATATCAATTTCACCAGATCCATTAATACTTTTAATAAATTACATTTTATCACTAAAAAAGGCATTAATAAATTAATATATATCTTCATGATATATGATTACTTAAAAGATAATAATATTTCCAATCTAGGTTGTGTTGCTATTATAAATGATAGCTATTATCTTTTTATTATAACCGAAAAAGAAATTATGAAGGGTATACCAATAGATGATAATGAAGGTATATATGATGGTTTACAATATAATGATATAGCATTAGTTGGTGTAAATATTATAGGAGAAGATGATTTTATTGATGCTTCACAAATAACAGATGATAATATGGTTTCATTATTATATGCTATTAGTATATTATATATTTATACTTTAAAAACAGATGGATTAATAATAGAAGATATTGTAGATCTAAGTCTATTTGAATATTTAATAGATAAAGTAATTGATGATTTTGAAACTAATAATTATTTAAAAAATTTATCATAGATTATTTCTGCACTATATTTTTTCCTATAACCTAGTTTTTCATGTTCTTCTATATTTTTTAAAATATCTTGATTATTATGAACAGATAATTTAGTTGATTCTATTATATCATCATATCTTTTAAAATCTTTTTCAGATACTCTATTTTCTTCTCTTACTATTTCTATTATATTAGAAATAACATCTTTTAAATATGATGGTTTATAATTAAATATAGAATCTATACTTTCATTTAATTCATTGAACTTTTTTATTTTCATATTATTCATTATTTTTTAATACAGACAACGCCTTTTTGGTATTTTTAATTCTTATATTCATTGGTACACTTATATCATAACTATTTAAGCTATCGTTATAAATTTTATCATAATTTTCTTTTTTAAACCATAATGGTATATTTTTATTATAGAATACATTATACCAGTTTATATAATCAGGAAATTTTTTTATAATATTAATTAATTCTTCTTCGTTATAATTTGGATTGTCTAAAACATTATCAATAAAAGACGGAAATAATTTTAAATCTTTATATTTATCTATAAAATCAATACTCAATTTAATATTTCTTAATGCATTTTCAAATTTATATCTAAAATCAGAAAATCTAATATTATTTAATTTTCTCATAACAATATTCCAATTATTATGACCTATAAAATCTAAAATTTGTTTTCTTTCATCTTTTAAGGAATCATTACCTTCTAATACGTATTCATTAAAGTTTTTAATCATTATATTTCAATAATATTTTGAGATAATTCACAATCAACAAATTCTCTTTTAGTTTGTGTACCATCTTGATTTTTAGTTCTTAATTTAGCTCTTAAAAATTGACCTTGATAAAAAGTACCATTGAATATTATTCCATCTTTAAAAAGTCCATCTTTCCAAACACCATTAAACCAAACACCATCTTCCCATGTACCAAATTTCCATTCTCCCCCTCTAAATGCACCAAATTTCCATACACCATTATACCATGTACCAGCATTAAAAACTAGTGTATCATTTAAAATTTCTAATCTGGTTTTAAATGTTTCGGCATCAATAAACCATGACATTTTTTCTTTAACTAAAATTTCTTCTATCTGATATGGTTCAGTATATATCTTTCCTTTATATTTTAATTCTATATATTTACTCATACTTAAAATATATTTTTTAGTATATATTAAAAAATAAAAACCATCTTTTTAAGATGGTTTAAATTGTTCTTTCTATTTTTTTAGATTTATAATATGGTATTAGTTTTAGTTCTGTTAATGTATTAATATCATCAGAATCTATTTTAGATAACACTTTTTTGTTTTTTAATAATATATTAATATATGAATAATTTTTAATTTCAATTGAAAGTTTAAGTGCTTTATTATTTGCATAAGAAGGATCAAATCTATTATCACATAATAACATATTTAATATTTCATATCTATAATCATTCATATTATATTCAATAAAATCAGTAAATAGGTTATTAATATGGTCGGTTATTTTTATATCTGGTAATGATAAGAAATATGATAATATCTCTAATTTATTAGAATGTAGACAATTATAAATTATTGTTTTTAATAGATTATCTATTTTATTTTTTACTCTTTTATCATTTATTAAAATTTTAAAAACTTCTAAATTAGATTTTTCTATACAAAGTTCGAATGCATGATAATTAAAATCTAATGGATTTACACTATTAAATTTAAGTAATTCCTTTAATATTTCTATTTCATTGTAGTATGATGCCCATCTTAATGCATAATTTTGATCAGAATCAACATTTACATTTTTCTTTGTTTTTAATATGTGAATAATATAATTGGGGTTAACAGTACCAACTGTATTATACAATATTTCTTTAATATTATATACTTCTTTACTCATAATATAAAAAATTTATGATGCAAAGGTAATAAAAATTATTTGATTTTCGTGCTTAAAAATATAAAAAATTCTCTAACTTCAGTAACATTTATTTTAAACATTTTTCCGTTATATTCAAAAAACCCTTTTCTTGCTTCGTTTTCTGGTTTGAATATTCTTATTCTGCCTAAATTATCACTTTCATATTCTATATGAATTGATGATTTTTTTGAACCGTCTATTTCTTCAATTGTATTACCAATTGATATTTTATGATAAATATTATTATCTATTTCAAATTTTATTTCTTTTTTAATAAAATCAAATGAAATATCATTATCATCATTCATTCTTTTTATTTTTCGATAATTTAATTCTCTTTCCATTTGATCTCTTTCATTATTATCCATAAAATTTTTATCAAATTGATTAAATTTTTTTATAATAGGCATTATTAAGTATTTATTTTTTAAACAATAATTAAACTTTTTACTATATATAAAAAAAATTAGACAAAAATGAGCCAATTTTATAAAAAAGATGATGCACAAAGAAAGATTGTAACAATTGTTGATGAACAAGATATATTTTATCAATTATCAGATGGACAAATGATTAAAAAAGATATCTTTAATAAATATTATTTACCATTTGTATCAAAACAAAATACAAATATAAATAATCCACCATTAAATGAATCAAGTGAAATTGATCCTGTATCTTTTTTTAATACACCATCAGTAAAACAAGATGTAATTCAAAAAATAAAGAATACAGATACATCAAATATACCAGACGTTAAAATGCCACCACAAGTTGTAAATAAACCAATTGATAATTTACCAAATCAACAAATGGTTAATGAAAGTATAGTTAAACAAGTTGAAGATTTACCTATACCTAATAATACAAATACTGATGTATCACAATATAAAGTATATGATAATGACGATGATGCATATCAAGATTTTATTAAAAAAAATCAGCACCCACCAGTTCAACAACCACCAACACCTGCTCCTAAACCTTTAAGTGAAATAGATCAATTATTTGAAGACGAAAAGATGGCATTTGGTGAAGAAGAAGCTATAAAAAGAAGAGATATTAGATTAAAAAAGAATCCTGTTGTTCAAAGACAAACAATAGAACAAACACAATCTACTCATCAATTTGATCCATCTGAAATGATGTTTAAATCATTTAAGAGAAATCACCCTATTAGTGTAACAATTAAATTTGAAGATAAAATAGGAAATCCTGATTTTGTTAAAATGATGATGGAAAATATGGATGGTGATATTGTAGGATATTATAAAAAAATAATAATGAATAATATTATTAATAATATTAAACATGTTGAAGACGAAGTAGAAAGATGTATAAAATTAGAAATTTTTGGAGAAGAACCAGAAGATGAATTAATTCCAGGTGGAAAAACAAAAGCAGGTAAACAATTATATAAATACATTGACGAAAATGGTAAAATAATTGAAATGTTACCAACCACCGCTAAAAAGAAAAACTTAAAACCTTATAAAACAGAATAATGAATATTGTATTAGATTTTGATGGAACTTGTGTATCACATGAGTTTCCATCTATTGGAAAAGATATTGGTGCAATACCAGTATTAAAGGAACTTGTAGATAATGGACATAATATAATATTATTTACAATGAGAAGTGATAGATTGGAAAATAATGATACTGGTGATGATAATATAGATGATATCACTGGTAATTTTTTAACGGATGCTGTAAATTGGTTTAATGAAAATGATATACCTTTATATGGTATACAAACAAATCCTACACAAAAAAATTGGACAACATCTCCTAAGGCATATGGAGATATTTATATAGATGATGCTGCACTTGGTTGTCCTTTAGTTTATGAACATGGACATCGACCATATGTTGATTGGATAAAAGTTAAAGAAATGTTAAAATTGATGGGATTAATTTAAAATCCCATTTTTTATTTTTAATATGTACTAAAAAAATATAAAAATATGATTAAAAAATTTAAACATTATATAAATGATTCTGATAAAATATCAGAAGATGATTATAGATATTTTAAAAGAAACTTCTTAGATGATAAAGGTAAATATGTAAAAGATATTAAGGATAATAGAAATAAATGGGAAAAGATGATGTTAGCAACATGTAAAAATCATTGGGGTATTGGTGATGGCGGAAAAGATTTCCCAAAAGAAGAAATGAAAAAAGTTATATCTGAATTTTTAGATGATTACATTAAAAAATTTGATAAGATAGATTCTATTTAAATTCTTAGATTCATTTAAACAAAAATAATAAAAACAAAATACAAAATTATCCCTATATATATATTATATGGGGATTTTTTATGACAATGTATTTAACTAAACCACCATCAAATCCTAAAGATGGTGATTCTTTTTATGATAAAACAAACAATCAATTTTATATTTACCATTTTAATAAGTGGTATTTGTTTTCTATTGTAAAAAATCAAACAAATATATTATTTGAACGAAAACAAAAAATAAATAAACTTTTATATAATATTAATAATATAAACTAAAATTAAAAATTAAAAACTAAAAATTATGAAAGCAAAAATCGTTAAAAAAGAGTATTATGTAGCTGTTACAAAAGATGGTAAAGAATACTATGTAGATATTGAAGATAAATTAATTAAGGATGCTTACAAAAATAAAAAATCCATTAAAGGTAATATTATAGAAGATACAATTGTTAATGTTTATGATGATGGTACAATGTCTAGAAGTTATTCTGTTTATGAGAAATTTATACCTATTGAAGATAATTGTAAATGCAATAAAAAATGTGATTGTGAAAAATAATGTAAATAATAATGAAAATAGATTTACTATATCTAAATGAAGCAAAAAGAATAAGATTAGATTATTTAAATAACCTAAAGTATATATCTGATAAAGAAGAAGATATTAAAAGTTATTTAAGTAAATTAGATGATATAAAGAAGTATATAACAGAAAATGAAATAGAAGATAGAGGAGAATATAATGATATACTATTAAATATAAATAAAAATATCGATATTTTAAAGGATTATATAAGTGTATATAATGATAATATTAAACAATTAGATATAGATCAAAAGAAATTATATTTCAATATTAAAGATAAATATAAAGATATATCTGATGATGATATAAGAAAACAAATAATAGAGTATATTAAACCATTCGATGAAGAATTTAAAAAAAAATTAAACAATGAATAAAGAATTTTTAATAGATTATTTAAGTACAAACTCTCCTTCTACATATGAATTAGAAGGACAACTATTATGGAAAAATTATTTATCAAAATATGTTGATAATTTTCATGTTGATAATTATGGTTCAATTGCAGCTATAATTCATAACAATGACATAATGGCTGAAAAATTTAAAGTTGTAATTGAAGCACATGCTGATGAAATTGGTTTTATTGTAAATAATATTACAGATGATGGTTATATTAATGTAATCGGTAATGGTGGAATTGATTATAATATTGTACCAGGTACACATGTTAACATAATGGGAAATAATGGATTAATTAAAGGTGTATTTGGATGGGTACCTGTTCATCTTATTGAAAAAGAAGATAAATTATCACCTAAACAAGATAATGTTTTTATTGATATTGGAGCTTCTTCGAAAGAAGAAGTTACTGAAATGGGAATAGAATTAGGACAATTTATTGTATTTAATAGAAAACCAGAAATAATTAATAATAAGATATTTAGTAAATCTTTAGATAATAAAATAGGTGGATATATTATAGCAGAAGTAGCTAGAAAATTAAAAGAAGAAAACATTAAATTGCCTTATGATTTATACATTATAAATGCTGTTCAAGAAGAAGTTGGATTAAGAGGAGCTAGAATGATAACCGAACAAATAAAACCAGATATTGCTATATGTATAGATGTATGTCATGATACCAATATACCATTAATAGATAAAAAGAAACACGGTGATTATAAAATAGGTGAAGGTATTGTAATAACACAATCCCCTGCTATACAAAGAAACTTTTTAAAATTGATGAAAGATACAGCAAAAGAAAATGATATTAAATTTAAATTAGAAATTAATAAATATAATACTGGAACAGATACAGATGCATATAACTTATCTAATGGTGGTGTAATATCAGGTTTAATTTCTGTGCCAGTTAAATACATGCATACACCAAATGAAGTAGCATCATTAGATGATGTACAAAATGCAATAGACTTCTATTTTAATTTATTACAAAATATACAACATCAACATGATTTTAAATACTTCTAATCAAATGATTAATAACCACTTAAAAATAAGTGGTTATTTTTTTATAAAAAATTTGTATAATTAAAAAAAGTTATATACTTTTGTAATCTCATTTGAATTAAAAGAATGCACACTAAATTAGACATTGAGATTACAATAAGTGATTTGAAATTATCTGGTAATGGTATATTGAAAGATGATACCATTAAATCTATTTACATTAAATTTAATGATGTTGATGATAGATTTCAAATATTTAATTGTATAAAAAGACACCAATTATATATTGATACCAATGATATGAGAGTGTTGTGTTCTGATGAAGCACCTACGGGCAGATTAACACATAAAGCTATAATAGTACCATCTTTATCTAATATAGGTAATGAAGTATCATTAAGTTTTTTTGATGATGAATGTAGAAAAGATTACCTTAAAAAATTATATACTACATTATTAAACTGGGCAAATAATTGGCATGGTTTTGATAAAGATTCACCTAGTAATATATCAGTTGTTGATAATAGATGGGTAGTTTATTGTGATAAAAAAAATATGGATGAATATGATGAATGTTAAAAATAAATAATATGAAAAAAATTAATTTTGATGATTTAAAATTTATGGTAGGTATAACCATTGGTATTGTGGTATTTGCAGTAATTATGTATTCAATTTTTAAAATATTAATTTAATTAAAAATGAAAAAACTAAAAGATTTTCTTTGACAGTATTTAACTATAATTGATAAAGTATCAAATATAGTTCGGTTGTATCAATCGTTAAAAAGGTAAATAAAACAAAACAATTAAATTATTATTAACTTAAAACAAATTAAATTATGTTAACTTTTTTTGGAGTATTAGCTGTAATTTTAGGAATTGCACTATTTATTATTAAACCATTTTTATCATTATCTGATGAATACCAAGTAAAAACAGATAGACTTGGAAATCAAGTTAAAGTATTAGTTAAGAAAAAGTCACACCCATTTTTAATTCAACTAACTAAAAAATGGAATGCATTATCGATCCTATTAGTTGGTTTATTTCTAATTATGATACCGTATTTATTTTTCTATGCAGAAAGAGGCTATAATTATCTATTAGTATACCCAAATGGTAAAATGGATGCTGTAATGACACAAGGTATTAAATTTAGATGGTTTGCAAAAATTGATCAATGGCAAAAATATATTGATGTAAAAGTTGTGAATGAAACTAATCAAAAAGAAACAGATGTCAGTGAATTGGAGGGTGTAATGAGACCTGTTCCTATTAGATTTATTGATCAGGTAACAGCAGATGGTTATGTTTCTCTTAGGTTTCAAATACCAGAAGTTAAAGAACTATTTATTGAATTAGCCGTAAAATATAGAACAATGAGTAATTTGGTTTATAATACAATTATACCAACCGCACGTGAACAACTTATTAATACTGGTTATATGTTTGCTGCGCAAGATTATATTTCAGGAGATGCTCAAAGTTTTAGACAAACATTTGAAGAACAATTAAAAAATGGCACATATGCTGTTAATAAAATTGAAAAAATTGATACAGTATATGCAGATATAGAAATGAAAGATAATTCAAGAAGAATTAAAGAAATAAAAACTAGATATGAAGTAAAACGTATTGAAGTAGATGGTATAGTTAAACGTATCCCACATGAATTATCAGAGAATAATATTATTGTATCACAGGTTATTGTAGATGATATTGATCTTGAAAAAGCATTTAAAACAAGATTGGAAAAACAGAGGGATGAATCAGCAAAAAGACAACTTGAACAACAAATGATTGAAACTGCTAAAGCAGAACAACAACGTATCATTGCTCAAGGTGAACGTGATAAAGCACAAGAAAGAGTAAATCAAGAAAAAGAACAAGTATCTAAACTTATTGCAATTGAAACTAAACTTAAACAAGAGTCAACAGAACGAGATTTAGCAAAAATTGCACTCGAAACTGAAAAATTAAAATCACAAGCAGTTAAAGTAAAAGCAGATGCAGAATCATATCAAAATAGACAACTTGTTAATGCTGGTCTTACTCCACAGGAAAGAGCTAAAATTGATAAAGAGACCGCTATTGGTGTAGCAGCTGAGTTAGCTAAAATGAAATTTCCTACCTATATGGTTATTGGTGGAGAAAATGGTGAAAGTAATCCTATTGAAGCATTAATAGGATCAGCAATGGCAAAACAACTCTTAGAACCAACAAAAAAATAATTAAATTATAATTATTTTTAAACCCTGTCTCAAAAAGATAGGGTTTTTTATTTTATATATATGGGTATAAAAAATATTCTTAATATATGAAATTGATAAAAACACATCAAGATTACTTAGAATATCTAATAATTGAATCTATTAATAATGATGAATTTCTTTTTATTATTTCTTCTGAATTATATAATTTATTAAAAACAATTAATCATCCCATTGCAGAAGAATTAGTAACACAATACTTAGGTATTTATGATAATTTAAAAAAACAAACATTTTTAGATATTGTTTATGATGAACATGATAAATTTTATTTTGTTAATAGTAATAAATTGATATCCGTTATTAATAAAGATTATCCAGAATCATGGAAAAAATATAATCCAAATAGATATATAATTGATTTAGTTAGAGAAAATCCATCAATTATAAATAAAATAAGAACTAAAATCAGAATAGGTAGATTAATAAAAAAATTATTTGGTGATAAATTTCCAGAAAGCGGAAAACCAGGAGAAGATATACAATCATTCATGGATGAATACGCAAGACAATTTGAAGTAAAAGGGGATTTTAGAGTAGTAGAAGGTGAAGATATTATAAAATATTATAATGTAAATAAATATTCTCAATCTACTAAATCAAATCCATTAAGAGGGTCATGTATGAGATATGAAGAATGTGGGGATTATTTAAAATTTTATGCAATTAATCCAGATAAAGTTAAACTTATTATATTAATGGATGAAGATCATGATGATAAAATAAAAGGCAGAGCATTATTATGGAAGATAGATGAAATAAATGAAGAAAAAGTAGACGATGTTTATTTTATGGATCGAATATATTTTATTGATAATGAAACACTTAATAATTTTGTTGCTTATGCTATACAAAATGGTTATCTTTATAAAATGAATCAAACATCACAAAATGATGAGAAAATTGTTAATCCTAAATTACAAATATCTGATAAATTAATATTAAAAGTTAAAGATATAAATTATGATAAGAATTTATTATTCCCATATTTAGATACATTATATATGTATAATCCATATGAAAAGATATTAACTAATGATGATCAAAAATATGGAGCAAAACAAAATTATGTGACATTAGATGCATTAGAAGGTAAAACTAAAATAATTTGGTCAGATAGATATAATGATATTTTATTAAAAAAAATCAATTCATACTATTCTGAATATTTAAAAGAATATATTAAAAAAGAAGATAGTGAAACAGTTGTAATTAATGGTGTATATGATAATATAACAAAAGAAGATTTAAAAAAACTTAAATTTAGTAAAGAGTATCAAACATATTATGATGAAAAAAATGTTATATACCTAGAAGAATATGACGATTATATACCTTTAAATAAATTAGATTTATATTTCGTATATTCAGACTTTTTTAATAGATATTATAGAGATACAGATGCAATATATTCTAAATATATGAATGATTATATACCGATTGAACATGCAATAAGAGTTTATACTGATAAAAATCGTAATAATTACTATATTACATTGATAGATGATCCAAATGAAAATTTTTACAAATATAACGGAGAATATTATTCAAATGATGTTAAAAAAGAAGATTTAAAATAAATGAAAATACTATTAGATTTTAATGATTATATAATAGATTTAGTTTTAGAGAACATTAGTAAAGATTTACCATTTATTTTATCAGGAAGATTAGTGGATATATTAGAAAACATAGACCATGATATTGTAGATGAACTTTTATCAAAACATAACCAATATGAAAAAATATCATTAATTGATATATCAGATGAATTTGATAAATTCACTGTATCAAATTCACCAAAAATAATTGAACTTTTATCAAAACATTATAACAAAGATAATATAACAGATATAGATTTTTATAATTATATTGATACAAATAAAGATATATGGGATAAATTTAGAAATAAGGTAAAGATAGGTAGATTAATAAAAAAATTATTCGGTGATAAATTCCCTGACAGTGGTAGTGATGATAGTATAGAATCATTTATCA